AAAAGAGAGACGAGGACTTTTTCAAGTTGTCGGACTTGAGATTTAATCTGAGGAAAGTTGCGCAAGATCTTAGGGATGAGGCCATTAATACTTTAAGGTATCCTGGGTCAAGGGCAACCTTGGAGCGGGATGCTGGTGTTCCTTTTAATGCAAGAGCGGAAGGTGCCATTATACAATTTTTTGAAATCAATAGAGAAGAATTATACGAAGTTTTTGCTTTCTTTGACAAAATCGCTTTTGGTGCGTTTAAAGATAATTATGAAGTTTATGCAGAAACAAAAGCTCAAGAAGAGAAAGCTCTTACTCTTATCGGGTTCGTTATTGAAGAGTTTGATTACATTATCGATAATCCACAATTATATAATGCATCAATTATGAAACAAAAACTAGGCGCATTAGAGAAGGAAATAGTTAAGAGAAGAGAATGGCTTGCAAGAAATGAAAAACATGAAGAGGAAGAGATATCGGCTATAAAAAAGTTTAAAAACTTTGGTGGCGAAAATCGGCTATTAAAAAAGTATCAAACAATGTTAGATTGGTGGAATAAAAACTCAGAAGAAGCACTTAGAGATCTCAATGGTGAATCAACTAAAGACCCTGGGTTTGTCTATATCTTTTCAAAACATCCAATTGATGTCCTGAGAATGGGCGATCATGATGGTATTACATCATGCCACTCCCCATCACAAGGATATTTTAAATGCGCAGTAGCTGATGCGAAAGGTGGCGGTGCTGTCGTATATTTAATCAACTCAGACCAATATGATGTGCTTAACAGGGTTAATAGCAATTGGGAGAGGAGCAAAGAAGAAATCTTCTTTGATAAAGATCGCCCAGATAACCAAAACATGGAAGACGAAATCTCGAAAGGTAAGCTTGTTCCAAGTGCAAGATTCAGAATCCGAAGAATTGTTCATTATGAAAATGGAAGACCTGCAAGAGATTTTGGCGTGCCAGAGCTTCGAATTTATTCAAATAAGTTTACAGAGATAGGCGAAACTGTTCGGGCGAAGTTTCTAAAAGAAATAACAATAATTCTTAGAGATTTACAGAAAGAAGTCTTTCAGGCAGGTTTACCAGATGAAGAAGATCTAAAACTAGCTGGTGGTGATTATCAAGATACACCTCCTTCCAAACTATTCAAAAACTTCTTTGGATTAGAGTATGTGTCATCATATGTTCTTGATAATCATCCACTTGAGAATAAGGCAAATAGCACAAAACACTTATTTGCTCACTTTAAGAAAATATACGCCATTAATGAGGAATCCGAAGCTCATTCTAACCATACAACTTATAATTTTTATTCAAGCTTTGCCGAACACCCAGAGGATCGGGTATATCCAAACGAAACGGGGATGCCTTGGCGGGTGCAGTATTTTGAAGGAGGAAACAATGGAGATTCTCTTCAATTTGACATTGAAGACCCATTTCCAGGACTTGGAACTAAAGTTGGCTTTCTGATGCCACTCAACAAACACCAATCCAATAGATTTATTATGAGCTCCTATGTTGATCAGGAATTCCGAGGCTTTGTTATTGAACAATTTGTTAAATCTATATCATCTAAACCTTCTTATCTTAGAGCTAGGTGTTATAACCTAGAAGAAAACAATATTTTTGCTATTGATTTTGATGGAGATAAACAAGTCTTTAGTTTTCGTGGTATTGAGTTTTCATTTTCAGATTCTAAAGAAGACATATTAAGCAAATTGATAGAACATAGAGATAGCGAAATCAAGGCTTACGACAAGGTTAGTCAAAAATCGAAAAGAATTCTGGCCAAAAAGAATATAAACCCGACAAGCATAGTCAATAAAAATTTCGCATCAATCATTGCAACTTTCGAAAGCACCGACGAGTATTATCTTAAAAGTTTCTTCACTTCACTCGTTCAGAACTATAGAAACTTTAAGAAACAAGAAGCAATTCTTAGAGACGTTATTTTTGCTATCCAAAAACTTAATCCAGACTTTAGATTTGAATATAAATATTTAGAATGATCTAGTTATAAAAGAGGGACCATAGATGTCACAACCAATATTAACTCCAGCGAGTACAACAAGTACCACAATTTTATCAGCTTCAGCAACGCCTGCGGAGGCTGCTGCTTATGCTTTTAAAGCAGACGCTTATGCAGCAAATCAATATTTTTTATCAGGAGCGGCGGATCAGGTATCTTATACATATAAGAGATTGGGTGGCGATGTTCTTGATATCGAAATTGTTAATGATATGGTCTTCGAAGCATATGAAGAAGCAGTTGTGGAATATAGTTATCTTGTTAATATTCATCAAGCAAAAAATGCACTCCCGAGTCTTCTTGGAGACACTACAGGAAGTTTTGATCATACAGGACAATTAATATCAGGCGATTCCCTTGAAAACATTAATGTCGAGTTAAAGTATCCAAGGTTTGAAATGCCACATCCAAAAAGAGTCGGAATTGGACTTGGACGAGAAGGCGGGTTCGGTGGCGACGCTCAAATTCACACAGGTTCTTTTACTCCGGTGGTAAGACAGCAAGAATACGATCTACAGGCTTTAGTGTCTGATAGCCATCCAACTCTTGATATTGGAAATAAAAGAATTGTTATTCAAACAGTATATTATAAGACTCCAAGAACTATGTGGAGGTTCTTTTCATATTATGGTGGCTTGAATGTTGTTGGAAACCTTATGGACTATGGACAATACTCAGACCGCTCTACATATGAGATTGTTCCAACTTGGCAAAATAAGTTGCAGGCCATGCAGTTTGAAGACTCTTTATATACAAGAACTTCACACTACTCTTATGATGTGATTAATAATAGGTTGAGAATATTTCCAACTCCAGAAGCTTCATTGTATCCAGATAAGATTTATTTTAGATTTTATGTCCCAGCAGATGCTTGGGTTGAAGAGGCTGATCGCCAAACTGGCACTTCTGGTATCAACAATATGAATACACTTCCTTTTGCTAACGTACCATATACAAGCATCAACTCAATTGGCAAGCAGTGGATTCGTAGATATGGCTTTTCTGTGGCTAAAAGGATGCTTGGACGGGTGCGCTCCAAATTGGACAGCCTCCCCTTCTCAGGGCAAGATGTGACCCTGGATGGGAAAGACCTCATTTCAGAGGCAACAGAGGAACAAGAAAAGCTCAGAGAAGAGCTTAAAACTGTTCTTGACGAGCTTACTTATAATCAAGTGGCAGAGAATCAAGCAAAGATGGTCGAGGATTCCAGGAAGGCTATACGCGGAACACCTCTTAAGATTTACGTGGGATAAAAGTTATGTTTGAAAAGTGGAAACTATTTCTCGAAGCAAAATGCAAGACTCCTGGCGCAATCTATCACTTTAATATTAATAATAAAAGTGTTGGAGTTGAGGTAGAGTTGCCCTCTGAAATCGATCTTGATGAAGAGAAGGCTAAAGAACTTGAAAATGAAATACATGATGCACTAGAGAACATATTAGCGAGGTTTTTTGAATAATGGCAGACGAATGGACACAACCAGCAGCACCTCCTTCACCTCTTTTTACTGGAAAGAAAGAAAAGGATTTTGTTAAACAAGTAGCTGACGAAGTTATAGAAAGAGTTATTGGGCAAGCAATTATGTATTACCCAATAAGTATTGAAGATACCAACTTTCATCCCCTATATGGTGAAGCGATCGAAAAAACATTCCTTCCACCAGTCAGAGTGTATGCATTGGTTGAGTTAACAGAATATGTAACAGAAACAACAGATTTGGGTGTTGACCATAGGTCTTCCATTGTTGTTAACTTTCATAAGCGACGCTTAACTGAGGATCAAAATCTGTATGTCAGAGAAGGTGATTTCGTGCTCTATGACGATATCTATTATGAAATTGTAATGATCGGGGAACCAAGAAGGCTATTTGGTCAGATGGACTCCCGAATTGAAATCTCAGCAACCTGTATTAGAGCTAGAGATGGGAAGTTTAACGCGAAATGAAAACACTAGTTTATGTGCCATCAACAATAGAAACAGTAGATTACGCTCTGTATGACTGGTTAGAAGGTCTCAATATCAAAACGAGAACTAATAGTGGAGTCAGAGTGGTTCCGTTGGTATGGCTTTCCTCAGAAAGAGTCTTTCAGGTTAAGAATGATAAAGATTTACGAGAAGTAGATTCAAATTCAATTATCTTGCCAATTATAACAATTGAAAGAACATCTATGTCTAAAACTCCTGCCGGTGAGAGAGCTTTTCCTGGAAACGTGTTTCCGGTTAATGACCATCGCAAAGGGGCTGTAACTATATATAAGAAAATAGTTCAAGATAAGACTGCCAACTTTGCGAATGCAGATTCAAAACGAGTATATGGGCAAAACAACTTCCCTTTTGACAACAAGAAGGTGGTTAATAAGGCTATCTCCATCCCATATCCAGTCTTTATGAATATGAACTATACGATTAAGATTAGAACAGATTACTTACAACAGATGAATGAAGCAACAACTCCGTTTTATAGATATACAAGTGGTATCAATCAGTTTATTGTAAAACGTGATGGACATCGATATGAGGCCTTTCTTGATGATGACTTTCCGATTGAAAGTAATGCCTCTGGTTTAGGTGAGGAAGAAAAGAAGTTTGAAGCAACAATATCGATTAAGGTTTTAGGTTATTTAAGCTCAGACGATACTAATCAAGAATCCCCAGAAGTCGTAGTAAGAGAAAATGCAGTTCAAGTAAGAATGCAAAGAGAACGGAGCGTCCTAGACAGCGAATCTTTTTAGATGTTATCGAAATTGAGTCTTTATCAAACTATTTATTGTAGTGATTGCACACGAGATCTATTTAGGAGCAATTTATAATGGCAGAATCAGCAAAGAATTTTCATTTCAGATCCCCTGGGATTAAGACACAAGAAATCGACCAATCGGAGATCCCAAACGCTGCGGAAGCACTTGGACCCGTAATTATTGGACGTGCAAAACGCGGACCAGCGTTTAAACCTGTTAAAGTCAACTCCTTTGATGAGTTTGTTAAGATCTTTGGCGAGCCTGTTGCTGGTGGAACTTCAAATGATGTTTGGAGAGACGGCAATCTTACCTCCCCAATGTATGGAGTCTATGGCGCACAGTCTTGGTTAAAGAATGGTGAAGCTCTTACCTATGTTAGAGTTCTTGGTGATGCAAGTCCACAAGCAACTTCAGCCGGAAAGGCTGGTTGGACTGCTGGAGCTATTGGGACAGCGAAAGAGGCTGGTGGAGCTTACGGACTGTTTGTATTCCCATCTTCAAGTGCTGGCAACGTAGCTACTGCTCATTTGACAGGTGCTCTTGCTGCTGTCTTTTACATGGCCACAGGCTCAGGTGCTCCACAACTATCTGGTAACATCTATGCTGCACCAGGGCCAGTCGGTGCTACAACAGCAAGCAACTCTATCCTAATCGAAAGTAATAATTCAGGAGATTTTGTAATTCAATTTACAGGCTCTAACTTACCATCAAGTAAGACAACTTTTTCGATGACAAAGACGAAAGGCAACTTCATCAGAAAGGTATTTAATACCAACCCAACTCTTCTTGGAAGAAACAGTGAAACAGATGGTCAAGTTAACTATTTCCTAGGTGAAACCTACGAAGATACTTACAAGAGCGCAGTTTCAACAGGCTCTTATTTTACTGGTAGCGGTACTATCAGTTCTGATAAGTATGTCGGTGTTATCTTAGGCCTAATGAGTGGAAGTTCGGTAGCAAACCACTCTATTAATCAAAACAGAGCACTACAAAGCTCAACTCTTCCAAAATCAGGTTGGTTCTTTACTCAGCATTTGTCACAAGATACTGGTAGTTTTGATCCATCTAGCACAACTTTCTTTACAGATGGTACTGTAAAGAAGTTATTCAGATTCGTAGGTTTAGATACTGGCGAAGATCTTCAGAATAACTTCAAAGTATCTATCGCTAACATTAAGCCATCATCTAATGAAGATGTAGAGCCTTATGGAACTTTCGATGTTGAAGTTCGTAGAATTCACGACACTGATGAAAATATTTCCATGGTTGAAAGATACGTTGGGTGCACTCTGGACGTAAGCGCAGAATCTTACATTCTTAATGTAATCGGTGATAAGTACACAGAATACGACGATACAAAAGCTCGACTTATCGAGAAAGGCTCCTACCCAAATAAGTCTAAATACATTAGAGTTGAAATCAACTCAGAGTTTGAGAGTGGTTTCGAGCCATCATATGTTCCTTTCGGAATTACAGGTCCTACAAAGTATAAAAACATTGACATCGATTCCGATAGTGCATTACGCGATGCAACTACTGCTTGGGTTACTGGTGGAACTAGCGCAGTATATGGAGCTTCGGCAGATGCAATAGTCACAGGCTCGGGTGCTGACATTCCTAACTTAAAGATTATGTTCCCAGAAGTTCCTGTTAGAACATCAACCTCGACACTTACTAATATTAGACAAGGATATTGGGGTGCATACTTAACTCCTGATGGAACAGACGCTTTTAACAATTCAGTAAAAGACCACATTAGGTGCAAGCCAACTAATGTTGCTAACCATGATGAAGATACTTCAACAGTTTATCAATGGGTTATCTCACTTGACAACGTTAAGTATGATACAGCACCTGCTGCTAGTGCAAAAGGAGTTGGGACACTTGTTTACAGCAACTCTGCTAGGTATGATGGTTATTCGCTAACAGCAACAGCATCATTGCCAACTAACTACCCTGATAGTAGCGATGCCCTGCTTTCTTACAAAGCACCACTCGCTCTTGGAGTTGGTAATCTTACTTCAGTATTCTATGGTGGAACTAACGGCTTTGATATTACAGAGTCCGACCCTCTGAGAAATTCAAAGATTGCAACATCACCAACTTTAACAACAGATCCAGTTTATTACTCTTACAGAAGAGCGATTGACACGGTAAAGCATCCAGAAATTGCAGAGTATCACTTGATTGCAATCCCTGGAATGAATAACGAGAGTCTAAACAAAACTTTGGTAAACAACTCTGCTGAGAGATCTGATGCTCTTGCTGTCATCGACATTGAAGAGAGTTACTTGCCTCCTCATGAGAGACTTTATGATTCTAGTGATAGAAATGCTGCTCAAATGGGTGATATTCAAACAGCTCTTGAAACATTTAAGAGTTGGAAGATGAACTCAAGTTATGGCGCTGCTTATTACCCATGGGTTCAGATTAGAGACTCAATTAGTGAGAAATCTGTATGGGTCCCACCTTCTGTTGCTGCCCTAGGAGCTCTGGCTTACACTGACAAGGTTGGTGGTCAATGGCAAGCTCCTGCTGGTTTCAACCGAGCAGGCCTCTCAAGTGGCGAAGCTGGTCTTCCAGTAAGCAACGTAGCTCTTAAACTCTTTAGTTCTGATAGAGATGACCTATATGACATCAATATCAACCCAATCGCTTCATTCCCAAACCAGGGTGTTGTAATTTGGGGTCAAAAGACTTTGCAGGTTAAGAGAAGTGGACTTGATAGAGTTAACGTCAGAAGACTAATGTTGCACCTTAAGAGAGGAATCTCACTTATCGGTGACACAGTTTTGTTTGAGCCAAACCTTGATGACACTTGGAAGAACTTCAAGAGACAAGCAGAGCCATTTTTGGCAGAAATTAAGGCGAAATTCGGCTTGGTAGATTATAAGCTTGTTCTCGATGAAACAACAACAACACCTGATCTAGTCGATCAGAACATAATGTATGTTCAAATTTGGGTTAAACCAGCGAAATCAATTGAATTTATTGCAGTTGACTTCTATTTAACTACATCAGGCGCTACCTTTAATGGATAAGGAGAATAGATAATGGCAACACCAATTTGGTCCCCAACCGCAGAGCCGATAAGAAAATTTAAGTTCTTATTAAATATCGCTGGTATTCCAACGTATATGATTAAGACTTCCGACAGGCCACAGCAGACTATTGGGCAGCAAGAACACAAGTTCTTAGCTCAGACTTATAAGTTCCCTGGACAAGTTACCTGGAATGACATTGGAGTTACAATGGTTGATCTTGTTGATGTTGAAGCTGCTAAGGTATTATACAAAGCAGTCAAAGCATCTGGTTATGTTGCTCCAAGTGATTACGATATGAGTGATAGCTCAAGTTCAAACTATTACAGAAGAACTCCTTCAAAGAGAAACGCTGTAAACTCACTTGGTAATGTAACTATCGAGATGCTAGATTCAGACGGTAAGGTTGTTGAAGAATGGAAGCTTCATAATGTCTGGATTAAAGACGTTAATAACGATGGAGTTGGATATGAAGATGAAGGCCTTATCAATTTAACACTGCAACTAGCTTATGATTGGGCTATTCTTACATAAACTATTTTACAGGCTATTTAGAGTATGGCATTTAAGTTAAATTTAGATTTACCCGGAGAGCTTGCTCGGTTTGCTTCTAATAAGCGGATCAAGCAGGCTCCTCTATTTCAAAAAGACATGTTCTTTGATGCTCAACAGGCACATCGATTCTTTTTGAATATGCATGGTATTAAAGCAGCATACATTTCAAATGTTGAAAGACCTTCCTATTCAATAGGAACAGAACAATATGTCTACCTAAACCATAAATTAAATTACCCAGGCCTAATTGAGTGGAGCCCTATTTCACTTACAATTAGAGAAATCTATACACCAGAAGCTTTTGGCTCTGTTTTGAGTAATCTAATGGCTAAATTAACTCATATTTCTTATGAGACACCAACAGATCTTAGTCCAGATTTTGCAAAAAATATCTCAAAACAGAATTTAACTCTTGCTATGGAAAATACTATAATAGAATCTCTTGATCATAATGGAGTAACCCATGAAGCCTGGAAGCTTCACGGTGCCATGATAACATCTCTGAAGCCTTCACGACTATCCTATGAAGAGGACTCTCTTACGGGCATTGATGTTACGATTACTTATGATTGGGCCGACTATGCCTTCAAGGGCGTCTTTTTATAGAGGATTAAATGAGAGATAACGAGAACAGGCTTCAAGCCAACCAAAGTATGCCAACTCCGAGCATGCCTACCTATACAGTACCAACAGATTTCGCAAAACTACCATCAGAGGGCAGGTTTTACCCACAAGAACACCCTTTGTATGGAAAAAAAGATGTTGAAATCAAGTTCATGACCACAAAAGAAGAAGATATTATTTCGAATGAGTCATATATTAAAAAAGGCATCACAGTTGAAAGATTATTGGGTAGTTTGCTGGTTGATAAGCGTATTGACCCAAAAACACTGCTCGCCGGGGATCAGAATGCAATTCTTGTTAATGCTAGAAAGAATGCTTACGGTCCAAACTATGAACTAAACGTATCTTGCGAAGTATGTGAGACCAAAAATGATATTGTTATAGATCTTAACAGTGATGACTTCGTAATCAAGTCAGATCCAGAGCTTGCAGTTACTAATTCGGGAACTTTCTTTGTAGAATTACCAGTAAGTAAATTAAAACTTGAACTAAGACTGCTGACAGGTGAAGATGAAGCCGAAATCGAGAAATCTTTGAAACAAAAGGCTGACGCTGGATTAGAACTAGAACCCTTATCCGCTCGACTGATGAAAATGATTGTATCAATTAACGGAAATGCATCCTTCCCGGTAAAAGCAGGTCTGGTCTCGCAAGGCTTGCTTTTGAGAGACTCAGATGCGGTAAAGGATGCACATTTTAAAGCGAATCCCGCTTATCGAGTAAGTATGGATGTTCCTTGTAAAATGTGTGGAACGCATATTAAGGGGGTTGTGCCCTTAACGGCTAACTTTTTTTGGCCTAACGGATAAATACGTTACAGAAATCTATGATGCTATTTTCGAGTTCACAATAAGAACTTCGTGGACATTCTTTCAATTGTATTCAATACCTATTAAGCTAAGGGATTATTATATCAATAAGCTTTATAATGAAAAGAAATAAGATACTAGTTATAGATGAGGTATTCTAATGTCAACAAAAGAAAATCAAGTTGCAGCATTCTGGAAAGCAGTTAGAAATGATAACACAAAAGCGGCAAGACGTGTTCTTGATGCGATGCCGAGCGGAACTGAAACAAACAAACTCAGGAAATATCTATCAAGTATAAAAGCAAGTGGCAACAAGAGTTTTAAACAGAATGTAAAAGATGAATTTAACCTCAATGGATTTTCATCTTTCGGTGAAACTATTCGCACCTTGACACAGAAATCATATAATCTTTCAAAAGTAGTAGAAACAAATCGCATTGAGTTGCAGAAATCCTTCGGGAAAAACTCAGCATTTACCAGAGAGTTTATTGTAAATCTTGAGAAGAAAGGTAGAAATCTTGCGGACCTGGGATCCTCTTTCGATGAGCTTACCGAAGTTTCCACTGCTTTCGCAGAAGGCTATGTTAAAACTGCGACAAAGCCTATGTCCAAGACTATAGATCATTATAGTGAATTTGCGATGGTCAATAAAAGATTTGGTTTTGGTGTTAAAGAGACTGTAGAGTTTGTGAACAAGCTGACTACTGGGGCAAATTTAGCAGGAAACAAGATTCGTGACCTAGGTTCAAGAATGTTTCAAGCTCATAGGGAGACTGGCGTTCCTTACGGAACCCTTATGCGGGATCTTACAAGCAACTTTTATGATTTATCTGATCAAGTTACTAAGGTTTCAACGAGTAGTGTTTCAAAAGAGTTTATGAAGTTCTCTGCTGTTGCCAGAAGGACTGGTGAAAGTGTCTCAACTCTTATTGGAATGACGAAACAATTTGATACTATTGGCACTGGTATGGCTGCCGGTGGTAAAATGAACAGGTTGCTACAACACTTTGGAAGCTCATTTGACACAGCCAAAGCCATGTTGATGAACCGCTCAGATCGTATGAAATATATTATCTCAAGAGTAGCTAAAGCCGGTGATCGATTTAGACAAGGCTCAGAGCACCAAAGAAGAGCTATGATGGTAGCTTTTAGAGATACTGGCTTACCAGAAGGCCTTATCAGACAAGCCCTCGCTGTAAAAAGTGCATCAGGAATTCAAGCCCTGATGGAAAGGACTATGAAAACTAGTGGCGGTAACAGTGCCAAAGGTGCTATGAGAGATCGAGCAGGTGAAATGACATCAAGGGCTCAAAGAGAGAGGGCTAGATATGATGGTCTGTTAAAAGCAGCAGTTTCTCTTGAGAGAATCACTTCGAAAGTTGAAAGAGGAATCACTCTTACTTTCAGGAAAGTGATCCCAACCTTACTCGGTAAGTTATTCGATAACAAAATTGGAAAAAGTTTAGGAAATATTAGCTCAGGATTTGAAGAAAAAGTTAACGAAATACTTGAAAAAGGCCTCCGAGCAAAATTAGGAGGCCTTAACGGCCCGGTTACAATTAATTGGGCAGAAGAATCAAGAGTTGGTGAGATCCAGGCGAATACACTTAAGATCAGAACCGTCGAAAACCAAGCTTCTCAAGAGCGCAGCCGAATAAAAGAAAGACGAGATGCCGAATCTCACTCACATCTTAGTTATTTACCTATAATAGCAAGGCACTTGGAAAGAATAGCATCTAGGAGCGGACAACCAGTTGCGCCTGTTAGGCCTAAAAGAATAGGAGAATAACAAATAATGTCAAGTTTCGAACTATCAGGTCATATACAAAAAGCAATAGCAGCAGCTAATGCAAGCCCAACAGAAGCATCTTTAAGAACTAAGTATCCATTTGCAAATGTTATTATACAATTTGCTACAAGAAAAGAGGCTGCTCCTGTTATACTGCCAGCTTATGTTAAGACTGTGGATAATAGTTTTACTCCTGGTTTCTCAAACGTTGAGGTCTATGGACGTATGGATCCAATCCCAGTTTACTCAGGAACTACAAGAACTGTGACTCTAACACTTGGGTTGCCAGTTTTTAGTGAGACTCACGGTCTTTACCTGCTTGAACAAATGAATACTATAGCAAAAGGCCTTTATCCGACTTATGAAAACTCTCAAGGGAGTCTAATTATTAATAGCCCTCCTCTTTGGAGATTAAAGTTTGCAAACCTAATTTGCAACCCAGTAAACAATAAACTTGGCCTACTTGGATATGTAAATGGTGGCCTTAATATGTCCCATGCTATTGAACAGAAAGGAGTTTTCGTTTCATCTGAGGATGGACAAGGTCTTTTGATTCCTAAATCTTGGGAACTTAGTTTAAGTTACAATGTATTACACGAAAAAACTCCTGGGTTTGTAAAAGGAAAGTTTAAGGGTGGAGACAGTTTTCCACATAGCACAGGCTTTGAAGAAGTATTGGTCGACACAGTAACCGATGCGCTACCTGAAACTAGCGCAAAGAATACTGCAAGATTTTTAAACTCTCCAGAAAGCATGAAAATTTTGGAGAATTAAATGCCAACATCAAGATACGAAAAATCAGAAGACACTGTTATCACGGATTTAAGATACAAGCAGAAATTCAACTCAAGATGGATGCCTAATGGAATTTCTGTTTTAGAAAACCCAGAACTTCATTACCCAACTGATATTGAAAAACAAGATCTAACGATTGCCAGTATCAGGTGGAAACTTGGAGATCGTCTATATAAGTTAGCTCATACTTATTATGGAGACTCTTCATACTGGTGGATTATAGCTTTCTATAACAAAAAACCAACAGAACAATCAATCGAGATTGGCGATCTAATTGAAGTCCCAACGTCCCTTACCGACATCCTCTCAATTTATGGTGTATAATGAAACACGTTTATTTTCCGATAAATAACCTGAATTCTCAGGGATGGATTACTGATTTTATCACAAGTAAGATTAGTAGAAGCCCAAGAGATCAGTTGGCTAACGCTTTCTATGGAAATGTAGATCATAAATCTAAGATCTTTAGTATACATCCTAAATTTCATGACGAGATTCAGAGTAGGTGTCTAACTCCAAAGACTAGGAAGGACTCTGTCGAATATGCTAAATATCTAAAGTTTATGTCTAATATTAGACCAGAGCAAGTTGCGGCTTTATACCCAAAACTACAATTAAGTTATATCTACCAGAAAGATAAGAAATCACCAAAGGTTAAAATCCCATTCCCATTCAGACTTACAACTGATGTTGACTCCATACTAGAAAACGCATTTAGTCGTGGTGATGGTTCTGGTATTCAAAGTATGACAACCAAAAGAGAATTCAAATATCTTGGAGATGTTATGAATGTAGAGGTAGACTTGTCTTTCTACTTTCAAAGTATGTCTACTTTTACGAAAGAGATTGAGCACAAGAAGTTACCATCTGGTGTGAAGTTCAGCTTCATTAAATTAATTTCTGCTTTAAAACCTAACGAAAAAATTGAACTTGAATATGGTTGGGGCGCTAGTCATGGAGTTGAAAACGCTCTGATCCCGACAGCAATGATTGAAGCAATTAATAAATATGAAACAAAGAAGTTTTTATTGCACTATATTAATCACGACCTATCTTTTGAGAAGGATGGTTCGATTAGTCTAAGAGGAACCTACTATTGGAGTGGAGAAGCTGGGCTATATGCACAAGCAGAGCTTACCGATATTGATAAAAAGAAAATTGATGGTATGGATAATATTGAAGTCTCTAAGAAGCAAAAGAAGATATTGAAAAAGGCTGCTGCTTATAAATCTAGTATAAAAATAATAGAAGAGTATCTTAAAAACACAAAACCAATAAAGAGAAATAATAACCCTGTCACTCTTACCGAGGATGATTTTTATGATGAACTTCTAGATGAGCTTGATGGGCCAAGAATATCCTCTGGTTTTCTAGAAAGACAAAATAGATTATCCAAATCAGATAAAAGCCTCAAGGCTCTTAAAAAAGTAAGACGAAAAAAAGACAGACTAAATAAGAAGTTAAACTCTCTTAACCGAGAAATAAGACAAGGGTTGTCAGGATTTATTATTGACAACCTTATACTTGAGCATAAAATGTTTCATGTTAATTTTAAAACAAGCAAATCTAATGCTGTCGTAGACAATATCTATACAGCCGAGGCCGATATCAGCAAGATTATGTATGTTGATGGCAAGAAAGAAATTTTTAAGATAAAAACTATTCAAGATCAAGTCCGAGTTGAGAAGATCCAAAAAGCATACACTCTTATGTATGATAAGATTTTTAATATCAACTCGAAAGGGAAGTATTTTGGTGACGCCACCTTTTTCAGCTTTAGATCTTTAGCTGAAGTAGTGTATTCATTATTAAACAAGGAACAAGCCGCACCACTACCTCTTATGTGTCTTGGTAATGTTACTGCTAGAAGCTCAGATGATTTGTATACTATCAATATTGGAGATGTTCTTATAGAAACAAAGACATTTCAGGATTGGTTTTACACAAATTTCATAAGAACTGATCTTGCTAATATTTCATTTATTGATTTTATGAACGAGGCAATGGAAGACTTAATTCCTACTGTTTTAAATGAGAATTTAGTGCTCGATAATAGCCAGACAAGAATTGGTGTCATCAAGAAGACGTTCTTAACATATGAAGGCAATGTCGGAGATCCTTTATTTGCTCAACTATATGAAAGAGCAGATAGGTTCGCTTTAGAACAATTTTTAGAAAAAACAAGTGATAGAGGGTTAAAAATAGGAACTCCTATGGTGATATTCCATGAGGTAAAGACAACTAGCACGTCTCTTAATTCTGGATATTTTAGCAAGATTATTGGAAACAAAACAGAAAGCTTTAACGAGATAAGAGATTCTAAACTAGGAATTCCTCATATTAAAATCGGAGCAGATGATGGCTTGTTGATAAATGTTAGTTTTGCAGGTGTTGGTCAGCCAGGGATAAGAACATCATATTGGCTTGCTGCAAATAAAGACAGCACTGAGAGTATCATGACCGAGCATTACACAGCTACCTTGTCTCTTATCGGAAACAACATATTCTTTAAAGGAGGCTACTTTGCTATTCCATCAAACCCACTTGGGGGCAGAGGTGCTTTTGACCCTGGTATTGTTGGATATTACTCTATGATCTCAGTAACTGATTCTATTGATTCAAACGGTAATTATACAACTCAAGTATCTGGTCCCTGGATGGATAATCCAGAAGCCAGGAAAAGAACTTCAGATAAAGCAAAGTTCAAGGAAAAAATCGACACTAATAAAATCGATGATCACACAAAACACTTTTCTTCCATTACATATATAAAAGATTATCTAGATAGCAATATTGAATTAGGAGATAATGTTGGTTTAAATGATAATAAAGCAATTAAGAAGCTAAAAAAACTAGGGTTTTAAACAATGATATCAAAAGCAAACAATAAATCCGGGCCTAAAGAGTTCTATAAAAATAGAGTTAAGTTTGAAGAGTCTGTTGATAAGACACAGCAAATAGATTTATGGAAAGAAATCCCGCTATATGGAAAAATAAATACTATTGGGACATCTGTTGTGGTAAGGGAAAATAAATTATCTTTATTCTCGGCAGATAGTCAAAATGTTCATGGATTACTAGATTTTGCAGCAGATGCTTTTTTAGCTTTGAAGGCTGAGTATGATTCTTTTTCTAATCGAGGTCTTTTAAATCAAAATTCATTATTTGGAGTAAAACTCATCCCAAAATTAGGATGGGTTAGCGCTAAAACAAGATATTCAAGTTACATAACAGAATACTACAATATAATGATGCAGAAATATCTGGCAAAGAACGCTTTTAGTGACAACCTTGTAGACTATCCCTCTTTCGTTTCAGGGGTTGAATCTTATATCTTAGATAACAATAACCCTTTTACTAGGCATGGATTTCACGAATCTAACTTTAATCATAGCCTTACATCTGGCTTGTCAATTGAGTTCGAAACGGTAGCAGATGTAACAGATGCTATTAGGGAAGAATGGTTCACTGATCCAAACTTTAATTTCTTTAAGAATCTTTGTGTAAGACATGGGTTCAAAGTTAACAGAGGCTTGCCTTGGAGAATCACTTTTGATATAAGGTCAAAACTATCTACTCCTTATATTGTTTCGAGGAACAAAAATATACCACAGGAGTTTACCTCAGCGATAGAGTATGTATTTAAGACTTATTACCAAGATTTATTAACCAGTGACATTTTTAAAGAATTCAAATTCTTGCTAGGAAGAACGTATGATATATTCAGATATCAATTCCCTCTGTATGGTGAGAATAAGAAAAGAATCAATAATCAAGATGTGTTTACAGACCTTGACTACTTTGAACTTTATGGTAGAATAAGAAACCAAGAAAGAAAAGAAGAAATTAGTAAGAAAGAAATAAGTTCTATATATAAAAACTCTAAACTAGAAAGTAAAGATTATATAGCTAAGAAAGTTCTAGAATATATAGAGCTAAAAACAGGCACAATTGGATACAGACGGAAGACAGCGAATTTGATCAACTTGCAGAGAAAGTTGATCTAGGATAGACTTATTCTCACAAATAGAGGTGAAAATGAGCTTTCAAGTTTTAGAAACAAGTAAAAAATGTGCAACGATATATAAAGATGATAAATTACATACAAGAATCTTTCCAAAAAACCTAGATGCTACTTGGTCTCCACACTGTGAGATGCCATTAGACGTGTTATATGCAAAACACTATGTGGCAGGGCTCTCAATCGAAGAAGTCACGCCAGAGAACCTCCTAGGCCCCTTGAAGAAGGCATCTGATAAGATGCAGGCCTGTGCGAAAGCATTGGTAAGCTCAAAAGTAAACTTAACAGATAATTGTCTTCATGAAGTCATACCTTTTAGAATTTTAAAAGAGTTTTATGACCTTAAAAATCAAGTTGTCGATCATGTTATTGAGTCAAGGGAGCAACCAAAGAATTATCAATTCCTGGTAGACTTAGATCTCTTACTGCAAGAAATGGCTAAACAAGAGTTAAATCTTAAAAGAGTTCGAACTCTTATGTTGCCAACTAGATCAGACAAGATCAAAGCAACAAAGCTCGTTAAGGGACCCAACAAGGTCTTGTATAAAATGAATGCTTCGAAAACTGGGAGGCTTACTTTACATGAAGAAAGTTTCCCTATTCTTAATTTAAAGAAGAATCTCAGAACTGTAATATATCCAAAAAATGATTTATTTCTAGAATTGGATTTTAATGCTAGTGAAGTAAGAACTCTTTTGGCTTTATCCGGTATTGAACAGCCAGGAATAGATATTCATGAGTGGAATATTCTGAATATTTTCAAAGGAAATACAGATAGGGCCGAAGCAAAGAGTAAGTTCTTCTTCTGGTTATTTAATCCAGAAGCAGTAAATCTTGCCATAGAGAAATTCTATAGTAAGAAGATAGTTGACAATTACTACCAAGATGGTATGATAGTGACACCTTTCCACAGAAAGATTCCGTCAGATGATTTTCACGCACTAAATTACTTAGTGCAGAGCACTGCATCTGATAACTTTTTAACACAAGCTCTAAAATTACATAAGTATCTAAATAAGAAACGCTCGTTCGTGTCATTGTTGATGCACGATGCTATCCTAATAGACTTATCGTATGAAGAGATATCGGATCTTGAGGAAATTGTGGATATATTCTCTAAAACTACTCTTGGTAAGTTTAAGATAAACAAGTCCATTGGTAAGAATTACGGAGAAATGAAAGCAGTATGAAAACAATAATAGGATTAGGAAAAGCAGGTTGTTCAACAGCAAGGCTCTTCAAAGGCAACATGTATGATGTACAAACGATAGATACATCAAATGCAGATGTTCTTATTGAAGAAGTCGACACAATTGAGGCCTATGAAAAAGCAGCAGCCTCGATGAGCTCATTAACGACAGAGGATGAAGTCTATTTTATTCTAGCAGGTGGGGGAAAGATTGCTGGAGCTTCTTTATCAATATTGGAAAAGATTAAAGATAAGAAAATTACAGTAGTGTATATAAAACCTGATATCGGGCTGTTAAATGACCACGAAAAACTCAGCGAAAGGCTCATTTACAAGGTCTTGCAGGAATTCGTTAGATCAGGTATGATTCATGGGTTGGTTCTGGCAAGTAATTCGCACATAGAGAAGCAATTAGGCGGAATAGGATTTAATGATTATTATCATCTTATAAACGAAAGAATAGCAAAAACTCTACAGATGTGTGATTATTTGTCACAAGCAAAATCTATAATTGGAGAATTGAGAGAACCTTCTGATTATAGCAGGATTGGAACAATAGGTGTCCGTGAAGGTGGAAAAGATTACCTTCTTTTCCCTATTGACTTAATCCGAGAGAAACGGTATCTTTATGCCATACCAGAAGAGAAACTTGCAACACACAAGACTCTTCTGTCAGAAATTAAAGAGGTATTAGAAGTTGGCAAAGAGGCCATCAAGATATCATATAAGGTCGTGTCCACCACATATAAGGACACACAAGTTTTTGTTCAATGTTATTCAAACAAGGTTCAAGATTAAACAAAAACACCCAAAACAAGTATAATACTAATCGCGGAGAGGGAATATTTGCTCTCTCTATAATTTTAAAAAGGAAAAAAATAATATGGCTTTAGACTTACGAAAAATGAAATCAAAACAACAGAATCTCAACGGCGGAGGGTTTCAATGGAAGCCTCAAGACGGTGAGAATCTGATTCGCATCGTGCCGGTGCCAGACGGAGACCCCTTCAAGGAAGTCCATCTGCACTATAACATTGAAAGAGGTGGTGTCCTCTGCCCAAAGAGAAACTTTGGTGAAGAGTGCCCTGCTTGTGACTATGCTTCATCACTATTTAACAGTGGCGATGAGGAGAGCCGAAAGGCAGCAAAAGATATCGTGGCAAAAAAGAGATTCTACTCTCCTGTCATTGATAGAAACGATGCAAACGGAGGTGTCCGTTGGTATGCATATAGCAAGACAGTATATGAAAAAATGTTGAGCTTGGTTCTAAACCCTGATTATGGAGATATTACTGACCCTGAATCAGGAACTGACCTAAATATTACATACTCAAAGGGTGGAAAGGGTACGTTCCCATCAACTGACGTGCAGCCGAAGCGAAAATCGTCTATTCTCTCGAAAGACGAGGCTCTATTGACTGAAATTGCTGAAAAAGATTATGATATCTTTAACAACTTCAAGCGAAAGAGCCCTGAAGAGATCAAGGAATTGCTAGATGTTTACCTACTAGGCGATGATAACGCCGAAGAAGGAGGTGATGTATCACCGGCAAATGAAAAATCGTTGGTAGACGAAGTTTACCAGAAGCTTAGAAAAAGCTAAGGGTCTAGCATAGTGAGTTCCAAGCTATGTTGAAATATATGTAGCTTGGAACTTTTTTACAATAACGGAGTAGTGATGGCAAGGGCTAAGAAAAAGAAAGAAGTAGTAAGAGGCAAGATAAGCACTGAACAACTAAGAGGCCTTCTTAATAAGAAGGCTGGTGAAACAATTGCTTATGACTTGGGAGCTAATAACCCTACTGATGTAGTGGATTGGATTCCTACAGGCGCGAGATGGTTAGACTCCATTATTTGCAAAGGCAAGTTGGCAGGTATTCCTGTTGGCAAAGTTTCTGAAATCGCAGGACTAACTGCGACAGGAAAGAGCTATATGGCTGCGCAGATTGCGGCTAATGCCCAGAAGAAAGGAATCGTCCCTGTTTACTTCGACTCAGAGTCAGCACTAGACTCTGACTTCTTAATTAATGCCGGATGTAACTTGGAAGAGTTGATTTACATCCAGGCAAGGTCTGTAGAATTCGTTCTAGAGACAATTGAGGATATTATGGCAGCTTCTGAGACGAGGCACTTATTTATCCTTGATTCCCTTGCCTTCACTCCTGCTGAGTCAGACATTGCTGGTGATTATAATCCGCAATCTTCGATGGCAGTGAAGCCGCGAGTTATGGCCAAGGGTTTATCGAAATTGATAATTCCCTTGGCCAACACTCAGTCAACATTTTTGATTCTAAATCAACTTAAAACAAACATCTCGTCAAATCTCTTTGATATGAAGATGAATCCATATTTTACTCCTGGTGGTAAAGCAACCGCCTACTCTTACTCATTAAGAATCTGGCTAACTGGGAAACAAACGAAAGACTCAGCTATCTATGATGATAAGGGATATAAAGTCGGATCTGAGATTAAAGCTCGGCTAAAGAAGTCGAGATTTGGAACTGAAAACAGGACCTGTGAGTTCAAGATCTTATGGGGCGCTGACTCGGTTGCTATCCAAGATGAAGAGTCCTGGCTTGAGGCAATAAGGCCTTCGGATCAGATTAAAACAGGAGCCTGGAACACTCTCTTCTATCAAGACGGCACTGAAAAGAAGTTCCAAAGAGCTACTTGGCTTAAAGAATTAGAAGACCCTCTATTCAGAGCCGAAGTGTTAAGAATCATGGATGAAGAAGTCATCCAGAAGTTTGAGTCAAGAGAAGGAAATGCTTCCGACTATTATGACTCACAAGATTCAGAGGAATAACAGTGAATTACTATAAGGTAACTCTGGTTTATGACGGAAAAGAGTTCCATGGTGGGCGACTCTTGGAAGAACTTAAGAGAATGGCAGAAGGCAATGAATAATTTAAAGAACCAAGGTCCTTTGAAAAAAGTTGGCGATACTCTTGGGCACTTCATAGGCGAAAATTATGTAACCATAGAAGGAAAACGTTACCCACTCTTTAAGGATGCACGACCACACCAGTTTAGCTCAATAGCATTCCCGATAATAACAAGAGCATTTCCACCACAACTGAGAAACAGCCTTGTTTCAGTTCAACCAATGAGTGTTCCATCTGAACAGATTTTTAAAATGGATTTCAAATACACAAACAAGGAAGAAGACGATGAGTGAACGAGATTTTGTATACTGGCTTCAAGGATATCTTGAAGTTAGTAATGCTAATGAATTAGATGAGTCACAGCTACAAATAGTTAAGGATCACCTAGCCTTGGTCTTAAAAAAAGTAACACCAGAATATGATGGGAATAGGTTCGTAAACAACCTCGCTAGACTAAGAGGGGAAAGAGATGCGAAGCTTTGTAGCAACGCAGAACTAGAGGAAATAGGTAATGCTCTTCCAGCTCAATTAACATGCTAAAGGAACCGAATGAACCAACCAAATAGAATATTAATAATTGATGCATTAAACATGTATCTAAGAAGCTTCATTATCAATCCCACACTGACACCATCTGGCGACCCTGCCGGTGGTGTTGTTGGTTTTATGAAGAGTTTACAAAAAACAATTAGGGAGATGCAACCAGATCAGGTGTATATTTGCTGGGATGGTCAGAGAGGCACCAATAACCGAAAGAACTTGAATAAAGACTATAAAGAAGGGCGTAAGCCCATTCGATTCAATCGAAGATTTGCAGAACTCAACGAAGAACAAGAGCTCCAAAATAAAATCTGGCAACAGCAGAGACTTATTGAGTATCTTAATGAAATGCCAGTTGCACAGTTGCTATTTGATGAAGCGGAGGCTGATGATGTTATCTCAGCCATCGTAGCAGATACTCCTGGCGTTGAAAAAGTGATTATTTCCATGGATAAAGACTTTTATCAACTCTTAGACAAAGAAACTATCATTTATAGCCCAGTTCAAAAGAAGTTTGTGTCGGAAGTTTCTCTTTTGGAAGAAGAAAACATACACCCAGCCAATTTTGCACTAGCAAAAGCAATTGTTGGAGACAAATCTGACAATATTCTTGGTGTTCAAGGTGTTGGAATGAAGACTCTAACCAAAAGATTCCCAATGCTAGCGGATCCTAACGCCCATACCATCTCGGAATTGCTAATGAAAGCAAAAACAGTCGAGAAACCTTTAAAAATACACACGAATATTATTGAAAGTGAAGATCGAATACGAGAAAACTATAAAGTCGTGCAGTTGCATATCCCTTCCATTTCCCCAACAAGTAGGGGTACTATTAGGGGGGTACTAGGTGCGTATCCATACATGTTAAACAGGACCGAGATTACGAAAATGATGATTCAAGACGGGTTTACCGATCTTAACTGGAATCCATTATTCGCAAATCTACAAAGAATAAGCTTAAATAACAAATAGGAATAATATGATTAAATATATTGATGAGAGCGATAAAGAACACCCAGAAGTTCATTGGGGGGTTTATGGTGATGTTAAGACTAACGAAATAGTTGTTATCGCTACTCTTGAAGGAAAAAAATACGAGAAACGGGAAAAAAGTCCAATTCTTCATCCTGCCATGATTGATCGAATTTTTGGCATAGACATAGCAGACGGAGATGTTGCTGCTAGGTTATCAAATGAAATTTATGATGAAAGTCTTCAGACTCACTTAGAAAATAACAAATAGGAGGCCATATGAGCCATGAATTCGAGAAAGACTTTTCAAAATTTGGAAAGCTTTTCCAAGAGAAATTGGTTAAAATCATGTTCTATGAAAGACCATTTTTTAACCAATTTATGGAAGTGTTAAACATTAACTTCCTGGAAGTAAAATATCTACAGAAATTTGTAGAACTAATGTTTGATTATAAAAATGAATACGGAAGCCACCCAACAGAAGACGCCATGACAATGCTCATGGCTTCGTCATTAGATGGTGAAAATAAAGTCCTAGATACGCAAATAAGGAACTTCTATGCAAGGATCCTATCTGCTTCCGGGGAAGAGTCTGACGCGGAATATGTGAAAAACACTGCTTTGGATTTCTGCAAGAAGCAAAAACTAAGAGAAGCTATGATTAAGTCAGCAGGACTTTTGAAGTCTTCCTCTTTTGATGAGATTGCTTCACTTGTAAATGATGCTTTAAAACTAGGAATGTCTAATGATTTTGGTCATGATTATGTAGCTGATTTTGAAGAACGATATAAGACAAGTTTTAGAAATCAAATCACAACTGGATGGGAACTTATCGATAAAATCACCAAAGGTGGACACGGAGCAGGTGAGTTGGGAGTAGTTATTGCACCAACAGGTGCCGGAAAAAGCATGTGTTTGGTGCATTTAGCGACCAAAGCCCTTCTTGAGGGCAAGAATGTAGTGTATTATACATTAGAACTTTCTGAGGCTGTTGTTGGAAAGAGATTTGACTCTTGTCTTACTCAGGTTCATCTTGGAGATCTGGAGCTTTTCAAGGAAGATATTAAGGAACAAGTCCTTGGCAACGCATCTCTTGGTAATCTTATTATTAAGCAATATCCAACAAAAAAGGCGACAACCTCAACAATTAAGAATCACCTTGAAAAAGTAAGAAGTTCAGGCACAGATATTGAATTCGTATGTGTTGACTATGGCGATCTTTTAAGATCAGTGTCTTCGTATAAAGAAAAAAGACACGAACTTGAAGGCATTTATGAAGAACTAAGAGGTCTTGCAGTTGAGTTTGCTTGTCCTTTCTGGACTGCTAGCCAGACAAATCGCGGTGCCTTGAATCAAGAGGTAATCACTATGGAAGCAATCTCGGAGGCATATAACAAATGTTTCCCTGCTGACTTCATTATCACTATTTCTAGAACGATCGAAGATAAAAATAAAAACGCAGGAAAAATGTTTATTGCTAAAAATAGAAATGGGCCAGATGGGCTTATTTTTGAACTATTTATGGATACCTCTAACGTTACTATTGAAGTTTTGGAGCCAGTTGAGACAACTATCGAGTCAACTACAACCAAGGCTACTGCCGAGAGAAAGACGGTTTTGGCGGCAAAGTATAAAGAATATCTTGAGAGCAAAAAAGAAAAAGTTGGAAATCAAAAAGAATCTAACTTTAACTAAACCTTGTTATTAAGTCGTAATAGGGGTAAACTAGTCCATATAGAATAAGGAGTATAAATGGAATTATCAGCAGAAATATTAAGCAATATTACAACGCATATGAAATATGCAAAGTATTTGCCAATGGAATTAAGAAGAGAAAATTGGCAGGAACTTGTTTCTCGCAATGAAGAGATGCATGTTCGAAAATATCCACAAATTAAAAGCGAAATTAGAGAAGCTTATAAGTTTGTTTATGACAAGAAGGTGTTGCCTTCAATGAGAGCGATGCAATTCTCAGGTAAGCCAATTGAGATTACGCCAAGTCGTATATTTAATTGCGCTTATTTGCCAGTAGATGATTGGAGAGCATTTTCAGAGACAATGTTTTTACTTCTTGGAGGAACAGGAGTTGGTTATTCGGTGCAAAAACACCATATTGAAAAATTACCAGATATTATTCGCCCAAATGAAAAAAGAACCAGAAGATATCTAATTGGAGACTCCATCGAGGGTTGGGCTGACGCTGTAAAGATTTTAATGAGAAGTTACTTCTTTGGGGGCTCGAAAATTCGATTTGACTTTTCTGATATTAGAAAGAAAGGAGCTAGGCTTGTCACTTCAGGAGGAAAAGCACCAGGACCTCAACCTCTCAAAGAGTGTTTATTAAAGATTGAAGGAATATTAGATGAAAAACAAAATGGTTCAAAACTTACAACACTGGAGACACACGATATTGTCTGTTATATTGCAGATGCAGTTCTTGCTGGCGGGATACGAAGAGCAGCTCTTATTTCACTTTTTAGCGCTGATGATGATGATATAATTTCTTGTAAATCAGGAAATTGGTGGGAACTAAATCCTCAAAGAGGCCGAGCAAATAACTCGGCAGTCTTGTTAAGGCACAAAATAAATGAGCCTTTCTTTCTAAAGCTTTGGGAACGTATTAAGAATTCTGGTTCTGGCGAGCCTGGGATTTATTTTTCAAATGATAAAGATATGGGAACCAATCCTTGTTGTGAGATCTCGTTGAAGCCTCATCAATTTTGTAACCTTACAGAAGTAAATGCTAGTGATATTGTTTCACAGGAAGATCTTAACGAGAGAGTCCGAGTCGGAGCTTTTATCGGCACACTTCAAGCTGGATATACCGATTTTCACTATTTACGTGAAAAATGGAAACGTAATACAGAAAAAGAAGCTCTAATCGGTGTATCTATGACAGGTATTGCTTCTGGTGAGGTTATCAAGCTTGATATGAAAGAGGCAAGCCAGGAAGTCAAGAAAGAGAATGCAAGAGTTGCAAATTTGATTGGCATCAATCGGGCAGCAAGAACGACTTGTGTAAAACCTGCGGGAACAACAAGTCTGGTTTTGGGAACTTCCAGCGGAATCCATGCTTGGCATGATGACTTCTATATCCGAAGACTTCGTGTTGGAAAGAATGAGGCAATTTATCATTACCTAGTAACAAACCACCCTTCTTTGATAGAAGATTGCGAAATGAGACCACATGATACTGGTATTATCAAAGTACCAATCAAAGCACCTAGCGGTGCTATCACTAGAAGAGAGTCGGCTCTGCATCTTCTTGAGAGAGTCAAAAGAGTAAGTCTTGAATGGGTTCGAACGGGACACCGAAAAGGTTCAAATACAAATAACGTTTCTGCCACAATCTCAGTAAGAGAGCATGAGTGGGACGAAGTTGGTAATTGGATGTGGAATAATCGAAATTCTTATAATGGACTTTCAATTCTTCCGTTTAGTGACCATAGTTATGTTCAGGCTCCTTTTGAATCAATTACAGAACTAGAGTATAATGCCCTGTATACTAATCTTCAAAAAATTGATCTAAATTATGTCTTAGAACATGGAGATAACACTGATTTAAGTGGAGAAATTGCATGTGGAGCTGGTGGTTGTGAAGTAATTTAAGTTAATTGGATCCAAGGAGAATCACATGTGTGATTCTCCTTGGATTATTGACTATTTATAATAAGAAAGGGGACATAAATATAAATGGAAAATCTTCAAGCTAAAATAATTTTACAAACACTAACAGACCTAGGTTTAAAAATAGATAAGTTTCAAGAAAACTTAGCATCAGATAGAGAAAGGATCGTTGCACTAGAGGTTGAAGAGCGTAGCAATCAAGAAAACAAGAAAACTTTTAATGAAATCACTTGGCCAAATTTAGAGGAAGAAGTTAGAGGGATAAAAGACAGGCTTGTTAAGATAGAAAAAGAGACTGTTTCACTAAGAAAAATCGAAAATATTGAAAGTAAACTAACAACCGTACTAACTAAAATAGAAATTTGGATTCCAAGAATGGAAAAAATTGAAGAAAAATTACCTAAGCTTGATGAAGTGAATTGGAAAATGAAGTTAATCTGGGCAGGTTCAGCAGCAGGTATATCATTTTTAACAGCTAGTGTTGTTGCTATTTTTCTTAAGATTGCTGGGTTAGGATAGCTTGACGTTTAAACCTCTTCGATGTATGATTGGTGCATCTTGAGGAGGATACATGAAAGAGGCTTTGACCTATGATGACTTATTATTACAACCACAATATTCGGATATTAAATCTCGCAAAGAGATTAATCTAAAACCTACAGATGTAAAACTAGGCGAAGATAGACAATTAGCAATACCAATTATTAGTAGTCCCATGGATACTGTAACTGAGGCTGATATGTGTAATGCTATGGATGCTGCTGGTGGTCTTGGGATTATTCATCGTTATAATACAGTAGAAGAGCAAACACGGATAGTGGGAAAGGTCGAAGATTCGGTATACTATGATGACTGGAATAAACCTATTACACCAAATTATGCTTGTGCGATCGGAGCAACTGGTGACTATTATGAACGTTTATGTTCTTTATATATGCGAGGTTGTCGAACTTTCTGCATAGATATCGCTCACGGTCATCACATTGTCATGAAAGAAGCATTAGCGAAAATTAAACTACATCCTGCTAGGAGTTATTTTACAGTAATTGCTGGTAATGTAGCAACTTCGGAAGGTGCTTGGGATTTGCAGTCGTGGGGAGCTGATATCGTTAAGGTTGGAATCGGTGGCGGATCTATCTGTTCAACGAGAATCGAGACAGGACACGGAGTTCCTAACGTAGAAGCTCTATCGCAAATTGCAGATATGAGAAAAATACACAAGCTAGATTTTGGAATTATCGCTGACGGTGGAATTAAAAGCGCTGGTGATGTAGTTAAGGCACTTGCGCTTGGAGCTGACTATGTAATGCTAGGTTCGATGCTAGCAGGAACTGATGAAACGCCTGGGATAATCCATACTTCAAACAGTGGTAGAAAAATTAAAGAATATAGAGGGATGGCAAGCCCGGAATCACAACTTGCTTGGAAAGGCTCAGTCTCCTCAGAAGAGGGGATTGCAACTTATATACCAGCAAAAGGACCTGTCTCTAGGGTCTTGGAACATATTGACAAAGGACTACGTTCTGGGTTATCCTATACGGGAGCTAGGACAATTAAAGAACTTCAAACAAAAGCAAAGTTCATTCGACAATCGAACTCCTCCAAGGTGGAGAGTTCGACACACATTTTAAACAAATAAGGAATATTAATGAGTATTACAAACGCAGTGACGATTTCACCAGAATCAACAAAGAAAGAGCGAGCAATTGACTATATCAAGAGCATCTATGCCCTGGATCAAGCGATTGAGCCCTATCAATCACAAAAGAAAGAGCTTCGAAAGAGCTATGTTTCTAACGGATGGCTTGATGCTGAAGAGATTAAGAGTGCAATGAGAGTATATAGGCTCCTAAAGATTGATGCAGACTTTGAACAGCTTGCTGACTTCTATGAAGCAACTAAGGGAAATGTAACAGAAGAGGACGAATAATGAAGATTTATCCACAAAATGGATGGTTGCTTCTCAAAAGAGCCCTTAGCGATCATGATTTACAAACGCTAGAATACACGAGTATGTTGCCACCATTAGAAAGGGTAGACCATTTTACTGTCGTTGGGGCTCCTGAAGACAATGAGGGCTATCATGTTGGTAATAAGGTTCTAGTATTGACACATGCAATCGAAGAACTAGAAATAGAGGGCGACCTTTATTACTTTGCTAAGGTTCAATCTATTATGGGGGTCTTACTCAATGACTGATGACACTAAATATCTATACGGTGACAAGATTGGTAGAGTTGAGCTTATCAACCACTGGGGAACTGACAAGATGGTTGTTAACGCAGCTAGGGTTAGTTTCGGTCAAGATAGCGATAAGCCCTTAGTTGCTAAGGATATCAAGCTTATTAAGTATCTTATCAAGCATAGGCATACTTCAACTCTTGAGCACTGTGGGGTGACTTTCAAGTTCACTGTTCCGCTATATGTCAGATCTCAACACCATAGACATAGAACATGGTCATATAACGAGATTTCTCGTAGGTATACATCTGAGGATATTAGGTTCTATGAACCTAAAGCTTTCAGGACTCAACACAAGAGCAATCGACAAGCTTCGAATGAGGCCGAGTTGATAAACCCAGGCTGGGCTCCTCACACGGCGTTCGTGTTGACAGATCGAATAAGTGAACACCACGAAGACTGCTTAGAATTATATGAAGGCTGTCTGAAACTGGGCATGTGTCGTGAGCAAGCAAGAGGTGTTCTTCCACAGAACATGTATACCCAATACTATGGAACTGTGAATATGAACAACCTAATGAAGTTCATATCCCTCAGAACACATGAGGGCGCTCAGTGGGAAATTCAAAAAGTAGCAGAGGCCTGTCTAGACTTTGCGAGAGAGCTCTGGCCTGAAACAATTAATGCATATGACGAGGTCCATAATGAGTCCTGAATTACAATTTGAAATCATATTAGACTTCTTCAATAAATTGCATAAGTCAGATCCGGTATTTACCGATAGTATTTTAAGGAGCCGACATTCTTTCAGTGTCGGTGAGGATGAACTTCCAGAAGACTTAATAGTCAGGATAGAAGATGATGAGATGAGCGCATCTGTCCTTGGAGTTTTCAACACTCTTCTTGAGAGGTTGCGAATTCCGAAACTTGCAGTTTCTGTCGATCTTGATACGGATGAAACTTTAAAGTATGTTAATTACACTGGAGGATAATGATGAAGCTATCTGATAAACTTGGCCTTTGGTTTGTTTTACTAGTTTTGGTGACAGTCTTTACTTGTTTTGTTTGGGGTATCTGCAATCACCACCAATCATCGGAAAGTTGTAAAAAAGTGTGTGCTCCGTATGCCTGGGAAGTATCAGGTCTCAGATGTTATTGCGGAAACAATAAACACTATACCTTTGAACGAAAGATGACTCATGTGAGGGTTAGATGATAAACAAATGTAACTATTGTAATTTTTCATATGAAAAATCAAAGGATTATATTAAGCATTTAAACGAAAAACACATAAAATGTTTATGTGGAAAAGTCTTTGACAAGAACGACAGTTCAGATAATTTAGCACTTTGTAAAAAATGCAAGGAGAGTCAAAATGATAAGTAAAAGAAAGATCCCGAGAATTAAAATGGTAGAGATTTTAGAAGGTAGCGCCGGCAAAGTCTTAAGCGATACACTCTACGATCATCATGACTGGACAGTAGAGCGTCGATTGATTTTTGAATTTGAAGGGAAGACCTGGAGAACTTATTATCAGGTTGGAGCAACTGAATATCAGGAAGCTCCTCCGTGGGAAGACCAAAAACAAGTTGGGGTTTGGGAAGTTAAAGAAGTAACCGTCCCCAAGAAAGATTGGATAATAGTATATACAGAGGATAAATAATGAAAACAGCAACAATTTTAAATAAAGATATGGTTAATGATAACCAGTGGTTGGTTAAAGTATCACCTCCACATGATGGACACGAGTTTATTGTAGTCAGTGTAGGAAATTCAGGCTTCAATGAGACTTATTTATTCGGAGCCAATGAGGACGGAATCATTACAAATTGGATGGAATTGTCAGGTAGTCGAAAAGGATTTCGTGATCACAGAAGAGTTTTATGTGAAGCTGGCTTCATTATTTCGGAGGATTAAGAATGACAGCAGGACAATTAATTTTACTTCTAGAAGAATATCCACCAGCTACCGAAGTCGTAATGATGACAGACTCTGAAGGCAATGGAGTTAATGAACTCGACACCGTTGAGCCTGGATTCTATCACGAAGAAGATAGAGAACTTTACAGTCCTGATGAAGATCTGGAAGATCTTCCAAAGGATTGCAGAAAGGTATTAGTAATCTGGCCGTAAATGTCATCTAAAAAACAAAGAATAATTAAATATGACACTATAGTTGTCGGTGATACAATTGAAGCTTTGGTTTATGCATTCATAAATCAGGCTCCCTGTATCACCGACAACTCTTTGTTGTTTGATCGAGATATTGATAAACTCGATCCTTCAATTGATCTTGTCCCAATATTATTACCACACCCAACAACCCAGATAAGAACAGTAAAGGGTATTGAGACTCGTGGCATCTCTATGCTTGATTTGCAGAATTATTTAAAATTCTGCTTATCAATGGATGGATATCTACCATTTAACGGAACTATCCGTAGTATCCGCATTAATGATGATAATAGTCTTACTGTTAGAAATGGTGACTCTGGCAAACATATCTTAAAATACAAGAAGCTTGAGATCTTTACACCAGGGCAGGTTCATGGGTTAGAAATCGAAACCTATAAAGAACCAATCTATAGAATAGTCCACAACTTTAAATTCGCACACTTATTAGCTTGGGATTACGACGTTATCAGGACAGATGAGCCTTTCCTAAGAGAAGTCTATCAACTCTCTAAAACCAAAGGAAAAGGAGTTAGTTTCCTAACCAAGAAAGAACGAGAATCCCATGATTTCTCAGACTTCTTTGTAAAAAGAAAACTAAAAGAAGTTCTAAAGGAAATGGGAGCGACGAGTCCTCCTCGAAATTGGACCAAACGGTATATATTAGATAGAACAGTTACCAAGATCAATCGAAATACCTATATAATGCCAAACAAGGTAAACCTGAATACTCTAACACTAAAGGAAATATTATGTCTTCAAAAAACTTGGTCGGTATCGTACCAGTGGAAAATACAAATGAGATATTCGGTATGCCATGGCCCGACGCTCTTCAAGTAATTTCATCAAGATTTACACTAATGCAGCGTGCAATCTATGAATGTGCTTGTGCTGGCTGCAAAAGTATCTGGGTGGCTGTTGAACCTGAGTATTTCGATCTATATAAGCACTTTGTGAAGGATAGTCTTGAGGATCCTTATAACCTGCTTATCAATAAATTCCAATATGGAATTACTAAAAAAGCAAAAATGGAAATTCCAATCTATTTTACACCTACCATGCCAAAAGACGTAAAGGCTAGAAAAAGCCAAGCATGGAGTATCATTACAGCAGCACGTTCAGCGAATAGAATCTTTGCTACTATTGCAGAGGAGTCAAAACCTTTAAGATTCTATGTAGCGTTTACTAATGGGATTTATAATGAGGATGCATTACTGCATGACAGGCCCCTGCTTTGTGCAAAAAGTCCGTTTCACTTTTCATTTCAGAAGAAAACCTTTAAGGATGACTTACCTTTAGGCTTCACCTTTACTCAGGACGAGCTAAAGGAAGCTATAAAATACGTCAGAGTAAACAGTACCGGGCTCTATAGGATCAAAGATGAATACCTAAACAACAACGACCCAAGCCTTCCATCTAGAGAGAAACTAGAGAGGATCTCTAAAGAAGATCGCATAGATGCTAAAAAACTAACAGTTTCAGAGGTATTCAACCACGTAGACCTGAGCGGAGAGCGATACTATTCTTTAGACTGGCTCTACGACATAAGAGAATATGAAGATTGGGATAAATATATAGTTTCTAAGAAGAAAAAGAAGTATTACTGGAAATTATTCAAACAAGCAAGAATCGAGAAAATAGGAGAAAACATTGAGCAATAAAATTAAATTTACAAACCTTCACGCTCACACTACATTTAGCACTTTTGATGGTTTAGGATATCCTGCCGAGCATTATGACTATGCTTTTGAAAACGGCATGGACGCTATGGCTATTACAGATCATGGCAATATGAACTCGCTTAGTTACTGCCTAGAACATATTAAGAAGATGAAAAAAGAAGGCAAGGACTTCAAACCAATTTTTGGCATTGAAGCATATTTTGTAGACTCTGTATCGGATTGGAAAATAGCATATGACAAAGAACGAGAAAATAAGAAAGCTAAAAGCAAGAAGGCAAGCGCTGACGAAAAAAATGGCACAATTGTTGAAGACGAAAATGCTTCAAAAGCAGCCGGAAAAACACTCCGAAGTCGTGCTCACCTTGTCCTTCTAGCCAAGAATGAAGTTGGCCTAAAGAACATCTTCTCGATGATTTCACAATCATATAAATCACCTAACTTCTATTACTACCCAAGAATTGATTTTGACTTGCTTCGAAAGCATTCAGAAGGGGTTATTGTTAGTTCGGCTTGCCTTGGTGGTCCTCTTTCAAAGATCTTCTGGAACAACCAAGAAGAGTCGGATGAGCATCTTGTAGAGTTAATGCTTGAGAAAGTGAACAAGTTCAAGGAAATTCTAGGCGAGGATTTTTACGGTGAAATCCAATGGAACAGAATAGAGGAGCAACATAAGGTAAACAAGCTCGTTATTGAGGCATGTAAACAAGCTAATGTTGAGATTATTTCAACCGCAGATAGTCACTACCCAAGACCTGAGCTTTGGAAAGAGCGACAGATCTATAAGTCAATTGGTTGGATGAAAAAATCCTCTAGTGAAGAACTTCTAGCCTCTATTGACCCAGATAGGGAGTCACTAAAGGGTGAATATTACCCAAAGAATGGCGAGCAAATGTGGGATGCTTACAAGAAATACTCAGATGAACTTGGGTATTCTTATGATGATGACTTTATTCGTTCAACCATGGAAAGAACACACCAAATATCTTCAGATAAAATTACAGAGTTTGCTCTAGATAATACTCCGAGACTGCCAGATTTCGTCGTTCCAGAGGGGAAAACACCCGAAGAAACGCTCAGAGAACTCTCTCTAGCAGGTCTCAAAGATAAGGGTAGGGACCAAGACCTTGAGTATATCGAGAGACTGAACAGCGAGCTTGAAGTAATTGAGTATCGAGGGTTCTCAAAGTATTTCATCACAATGAAGGCTATTATCGATCTTGCGAAAGACACTCAGTTAATTGGCCCTGGTCGAGGATCTGCTGCTGGCTCCTTGGTTGCTTATGTTCTTGAAATTACACAAGCTGACCCCATCAAGTATGGTCTACAGTTTAGCAGATTCTTGAGAAGAGACGCTAACGATTATCCAGACATTGATGTTGACTTTGGTTATAATATGGAACTTAAGAATCTTCTTATTGAAGAATGGGGAGCAGACACAGTTGTTCCTATTACAAACTTCAATACGCTGAAGCTACGTTCTTTGATTAAGGACTTATCAAAACTTTATGGTATTCCATTTATGGAAGTAAATAAGGTCACTTCGGTAATGGAAGAAGAGGCTACACCTGGGGCTAAGAAAGCAAGAGGCATGAAGACTGGTCATATTGTTCCAACTTTTGATGAGTTAATGAAGCACTCGCCTTCGCTTATCTCTTTCATGAAGAAACACTCACAGATTGCTTCTCACGTTAAAGTTCTTCATGGGCAAGTGAGAAGTATCGCAAGGCACGCTGGTGGCGTTGTTATCGCAGATGACCTGAATAACCACATGCCGTTGATTTCATCAAAAGGAATTACACAAACTCCTTGGAGTGAAGGGCAAAACGTAAGACACTTGGAGCCCATGGGCTTCATTAAGTTTGATATTTTGGCTCTTGATGCTTTAAAAATGTTTGACTCGTGTATCAATACAATTCTAAAGAGAAAATATGGTATTGCAGAGCCTACTTTTGCTCAAAGATTAGATTTTTACAACAAGAATCTTCATCCTGATGTTATGGATATGGAAGATCAGGAAGTCTTTGAAAACGTATTTCATGAGGGCAAGTGGGTCGGAATATTTCAATTTACAGAGTCCACTGCACAAGACCTCTGTAGTGCTTCTAAGCCAAGGTCAATTGTTGACATATCAGCCGTAACAAGCATTGTAAGACCAGGACCATTAGAGGCTGATGTAGATAAGTCTTATCTGAAAGCAAAGAAGAGTCCAAGATCAGTAAGATATCTTAACAAGACTGTGGAAGAGGTCACGAAAGAAACATCAGGTTTTTTGATTTTTCAAGAGCAAATTGCATTACTAGCTCACAAGCTAGGCAAGGATATCTCACTAGATGAGGGTAATAAGCTAAGAAAGCTTCTAACCAAGAAAGGAATCGATGAAATCGAGGAAAAGAAAAAGAAGATTAAAGATAAGTTTGATGCTGGTTGTCTTGAGAAGAAGATTTCAAAGAAAGATGCCACCGATATGTGGAAGACCTTCGAGTTCTTTTCAGGTTATGGATTCAATAAGTCACACGCAGTTTGTTACAGTATGATTTCATATCAGTGTGCGTGGTTAATGACATATCACGAGCCTGAGTGGGTTGCAGCTTTCCTTGATAAAGAGCCTGATTCTAGAAAAGAGAAGGCAATTTCACTAGCAAGAACACTGGGATATGAGATTGTCAAACCAACAATTAATCATTCTGGATTCAAATGGGAGCCTATTGATATTGATGGAACAACTAAGCTCGTGCAGCCATTGAGTTCGATCAAAGGACTCGGAGTAACAGCTATTTCACAAATTCTAGAACATAGACCCTTTAAGACAGTTGAAGAAACATTATTCAATGACAAGATTTCCTATCGTGCTTTCAACAAAAAAGCTTTTGATGTTCTGTGTAGGTCTGGAGCTATGAATAGTCTTATGGATTCTAGGTTCACAGGTAGTAAACATTTCTGGACTGTAGTTGCGGCGAACAAGCCAACAAAGAAGCAACAAAAAATCTTTAAAGAAAATATTGCCGTTTTTGCAGGAGAAGGTGAGTTTAGTAGGGATGAGCAGATTGAAAATATTCTGTCACTAACAGGTTTCTATCCGTTAGAACTTGTTGTTGGGCAAGAATCTCTAGATAAGCTTGAAGAGTGTGGAATTCCTCCCTTAGGAGAATTTGATAAAGATCTGCAAGTTGCATGGTGTATTCCAAGAGAGATCATAAAAAGAGTAACGAAGAAAAATAAGCAATATTGGATTGTGAAGGTTACTGATTCTACGAATACGATGATTGACATTAAGTGTTGGGGTATTAGACCAATTCTTGACACTTTAAAGCTTAATGCTATATATATTGTTAATCCCAAGTTTGAGCAGACTTGGGGCTTCTCAACCTCATCAATTTCAACACAGTGGAAAAAACTATAAAACTTCGGCATGTCAATACTATTTATATTAGCCACCCCCTTAAGGAGACTATTATAAATGGTATCGCCACGAAAAAGAAAAGTCAAAAAATATTTAATCGGAACATATGTTAATAACGCTGGGTTATCAACGACAGGAATTCTTGCAGCAAACGATGCTAGTTTGCTTAGTGCAAGCCTTGCCGACCCTGCTGTTGTTGGTACAAGCAGCGCAGCAGGATATTTTGCTAATGCAAGCACCGCTCTATTGACAGATGGAGCTTCTGACGGTGACGGAAACTTCTCAAATGCTGGAGTTGCTCCTAAAACTGGTGAAACTACGGACTTTTCTGGTGAGACTGTTTCCCATTTTAAGTTATCACTCCCAGGTGAAGCAGCAATTCAAGTTTCTGCAACAAACTGGCCTGTAATTATTTATAGTCCTGATGGGCCTTCTGCTAATTCACATAAGACTTACTCTAGTTGGGGACTCAATGCAACTGCTTCTATCGGGTTTGATAATCAAGTCACAGGCTCGGTAAACGAAGTTACTCACTTGCAAGTTTACTATGCCGGTACTCTACACTCAAATTCTTTAGGGTATGATAAGTTAGAGATATATGCAGGGGCGGGACCATCCCTTGTAGCTTCGGTATCTGGAACAAATGAATATGTGTCTGGAAATCTATACATTGAAACAGCATCCATAGGTGGGTCTGGTTTTCTAATGGCTACCTTATCATCATCAGCAGATCAAACTAACACCGATTGGTTAAGTGGTTTCTTAGTTCACGTTTCTGGTACCGTTGGCACAACCACTCCAACAGGTTCAGCTTGGACTTTAGCTTAATTTAGAGTTGACATAAAATAAAACCTCCTGTATGATATCTTAATGATGCCATACAGGAGGTTTTTATGGTTTTACACACAGCAATCTTGAGAGACAGAGTAAAAAAGCCAAAACGAGCACACAATACGGATGCTGGTATTGATTTTTTTTACTGTCCAATAGAAAAATTAACATTAGCAATTAGGCCGGGAGAGACTAAGTTGTTAAAAACCGGGGTATCCGTTGCGGTCCCTGAGGGTTTTTATTTAGAAATAAAAAACAAATCAGGTATGGCTTACAAAAAACAATTACTAGTTGGCGCTTGTGTTATCGACGCTGGGTATGATGGTGAGGTTTTTGTTAACCTACACAATGTAGGTAATAAGATTACATTTATAGATCCTGGTGATAAGATTGCTCAAGGAGTTTTATTAAGGCACCATCTAACTTCATTAAAATTTGAAGAACCTACAAAAGTTTCAGAAAGAAATTCTATGATTTCAAAACGAGGTTCCGGCGCGCTTGGAAGCACGGGAGTCAAATAATGACTAATCCAAATGGACAACTTAAAAACCTGAATCAGGTCCACTATACATCAAATTCTGATGAGTGGGGAACTCCTGATGCTTTTATGGAAGTTTTAAATCAGAGGTTTGGTGATTTTACACTTGATCCCTGTTGCACAATAAACAGTGCAAAAGCTCCAAATTTTATAACTTCAAATGAAAATGGACTAACAAAAGATTGGAGCGGAAATGTTTATATGAACCCTCCATATTCTAGTGTTTCTAAGTGGATTGACAAGGCTATCTTTGAAACGGCCTCCGGTAATACGGATAGAGTAGTCTGTCTCGTACCAGCTAGGACGGCTACCAAGTGGTTTTACAGGGCTGCAATCGAGGCTTCTGAGGTTCTTTTTGTCCATGGAAGACTCTCATTTGAAAACCCTGTAAACAAAAATAAGAACTCTGCACCATTCCCTTCAGTTGTTATTGTCTTTGAAAAGAAAAGTGCTCTAACCCCACTAAGTGGAGCTAAATTTGGCTTTCTAGGGAGGACATTATAATGTCCTCAATTGCAAGAAATTTAGAAAAGAAAAAAGAACGTAACGAAGATAAGAAGGCTGAGAAGAATATGGCCAAGAAGATTTCTATGTTTGATAGAATTCCTGATGAATGTCTAACCTGTAAAGCTCCTTTTGACAAGAAAAGTAAAATACATGCACAGACCTGGATTGTATCCGTCTTTACTGAACAGAAGAAGGTTGTAATTATATGCCCAGAATGTTATAATAAGAAGGTAGCAGAAAGGAGCAGCAATGATTGAGCAAGATTGTTTATTATATTTTTCAAGTGATATGTGTGGTTTATGTGAGGTTTTAGATGAAGTCCTCGTTAAAATAGAGCGATTATATCCTAGCTTAACGGTATATAAACTAAACCAAGAAGAAGACCTTCAGCTTTTTGAAAAGTTTGAAATTGACGGAGTGCCAACTTTATATATGAGAAGAGTGGAGGGGTTCGTTGAAATACCCTACCCCGAAACTGGTTATCAGTATGAGTATTTAAAGGATTACTTTGAAGAGGTATACAGTGTATAACTTTCCTTACAAAGTGTCGCTTAGGATCGGGTATCATAAACTAACACAATTAAAAGTATATGCTAGATATGACGGCATGAGTTATATTAAACTTCTTAAAGCCCTAGCAACAGGATATGTTGACGGAGACCCAGACATTCGGTCTTTCGTTGAGAAACATAAGCTTAAAGAAAAACTTAGTTATAAGAAATATATAAAAGTATCAAAAAATAGTTTTCAAAAAAAGCAAGAAATCAACAAATTGTATAATATTAATCAAGCTTTTAATAAGAAAAATGTTCAAGACGTTGAGGAGATTAGTGGAATATGAATTGCCATGAAACTTGTGAGTTAGCCTGTGAAGGCTGCCCAGTCCAAAAATGTAAATTCTGGATAGATTATCCCGAAGAGTTTAATTGCTCAAAAATTTCAGTCGAAAAGAATGGAGCAATGACTCTAAGAGAAACAGCTAAAAGGCTCGGCATATCATATGTAAGAGTTAAGCAATTAGAAGATGAAGCCTTAGAAGCCCTTTCTACTATCGAAGACAAAAGATAACAATAAATTGAATTATTTATACCTGTATACCGTTGGAGGTTTTTTAAGCTATGAGTGTATCAAAAGAAAATGTGGTTAAAAAGTGGAAAAAACTATCAGGAGAAGAGTACGATAAAGCTGTAACCAGTTTGTACGAGATAGATGACCGCTACATGACGATGAGTGCTAAACGAAGCCACGAGATTGATTTGACGATCAGTCACCTCCTCGGCCTTGACTTTCCAGTCAAGAGGCGCAAAGCAATCAAGAAGGCATTGGGCAAAATCAACCGACGCCTCTTTTTGAAGCATGTCGTGATTATAGTGCGCGGATTTTTTGACAAACAGTTTATTCCAGAAACTGGAGAATTTGCAAGAGTTACCCGAGAATGCCTCGGTGAAGTTTTGTCTGATGATGAACTGAATGACTATCTAGGTGAATGGATTAAATCCAACAAACTAATATAAGTTGAAATTAACGTTTTTTATATACTATTTATATCTGTATACCGTTGGAGGTTTTTAAATAATGACTTTACTAAAAGAAAATGTAGTTGTAGATTTCATGAGGCACGCTGGCCTCTCTACGCATACTACGAAGATTATCAGAGAAATGAAAGAAGCAGACGAAGAAGTCCAAGAAGAAGGCAAGAGCTGCGAAGATTGCGATTGTGGCGAGAAAGGCTGCGAGAAGTGTAAAAAGGGCAAAAAAGTTGTTGAAGAAGCCGAAGCCGAAGACGACAGCGCTCTTTATGAAGAACTAAAGAGTCTTATGGAAGCCGAAGGTTTTGGCGAAGAAGATGAAGAGGAACCCGGTATGGAATACGGGAACGAGAGAGGCGAAGAAGAGATGGGTGATGACGAAGACCTTGATATGAGCGACGAAGACGTTGATGATGAGGATCTTGGCCTAGAAGATGATAGTATGGATATGGAAGACGACGAGGCGGGTGTTTCGTCCGGTAGTCCAGAAGTTGAAGATGCAATCAAGCAAGTTCTTGAAGCATTTGCTGAGGCTGTAAGTTCAACTCTCGGAATCAAAATCGATGTTACTCAAGGTGACGATGATGATGATGAAGGCATGGAAGGCATGGAAGGCATGGAAGACATGGGCGATGAAGGCATGGAAGACATGGGCGATGAAGGCATGGAAGACATGGACGATGAAGGCATGGAAGACATGGACGATGAAGAAGATATGGGTGGCGAAGAAGAACTCGCTCCTGAAGAAGAAGAAGCCCTACAAGAAGCTATCAATCTTCTAAAGAAGAGCATGCGAAAGAAGACAAAAAAAGCTACAAGGCTTAAAGAGTCTAAGATGTCAAACAAAGCTCTTATTAGCCGAGTAAAGAGAAGAATTGCAAAAAGAGTTTCAAAAAAGTAATTTAAAATATTAAATGGTATACACAAAAGAGTCATCCGAAAGGGTGGCTCTTTTACTATTTATACATATATATGGAGACAAACATGACAAAGCCCGGTGATACCTTAATGGATGAAATTTTTTCGAAAAAGAAAAGAATAAATATATTGAATACTCTCATTAGAGAGTCTATATCTGATTTTCGGTCAGAGTCTCAGAAAGAACCCAGGACTATTAATTTCCCAACTTTCAAATTCACAACAAAAACAGGAGTTCCTGATACAAAAGATCGTGTTCACTTCGAGAAGATAGCTAGGGGTATCAAAGGGGATACTGTTAAAGACAAGCTCACTAATTTAGATAGAGCCTTATATCCAAGGAATGGTAGCACAGGGCAGGTTGGATTAGATCACTTAATATCAAGCCTAATGATTTCAGATATTATGCTCGGGATGGTTCAGAACTTCAACAGATCTGCTGCTGGTTTCTTGTTTGAAACATTCTGTGCTGCCTTGTTCGAAGGCACTTCAGACGGCTTTGGTGGCATTAATAATGTACCAGACGTTGCAATTCAGATTATAAAAGGATACGAGGGAGAACTCCCACTTATTCCAGTTTCACTTAAATTAAGAGCACCAAATTCAGACCTTAGTGGTAGTTTCACAAATTTACTTAAGTATTTTAATAAGGAAAGAGAATTATTCCACTTAATAGGTGAAAAAATAGTAGACAAAAATTCTCTTAAAAGAGTTGAATTTTATGCCTACAGACTTACTGCGGATCCTTATCATTTCGGGAAGGACATAAATAATTTGGACAAACTATTGATGATTACAAGAGAGCAGGAAAAACAAGCCCTGCCAACTGTAAGAGATATGCAAAGTCGATTCTTGAATAATATTTGGAAAGAAAAGGAACTCAAGGGAACCAAAGACGAATTTAAGTTAGAAAAAACATTTAGAATCCCAGCAAAAACCTGGAAGAATTCCTCTACATATCTTGGCGCAATCATAATTGACGAAGAGTTCTTAGCTAGAAATACAAGTAGATATCTAGAAACTTTCCAAACTAACGTCGAGGAGATCTTTGACACACTAAAGACCTTGACAGAAAGCATGTCCTACTATTATACTGATGCTGAGAACAAATTCGAACACGGTAGGCAGGCCAGAGAAAAGTCTGCACACTTAAAAGAGTTGGTTCATGAAGAAATTACTATGGAGGGTAAATGAGTGAGTTTAATAAGGTTTTCTCAAATAATCAAGAGTTGTTTGAGAAGTTACAAGAAGGTGTTGGCAAGTTAGCAGACAACGTAGCTACGACACTTGGGCCAGCAGGAAGAAATGTGATCCTGCAACAGAAAGGTCGTAAACCCTTTATTACAAAGGACGGAGTTACGGTTGCTAAATTTGTGAGTTTAGAAGATCCTGTCGAGGATTTAGGCGCTCAGATTGTTAAAGAAGTTGCCTTAAAAACTAACGAACAGGCTGGTGATGGAACTACTACTTCTATCGTTCTTGCAAGAGAACTTCTTAAAAACTCAGGTAGGGCTCTAAAAGAGCAGCATCGTCCAATCGATCTCAAGAGAGGCATGGATTATGCTCTTGAAGATGTGATTTCTTATCTAACCTCCAATTCGATTGCAGTCAAGTCTCTCGATGATATTAAGAATGTTGCCAAGATATCAGCTAATAATGATGAATCCATTGGAGAACTAATCAGGATGGCAATAGACCAAGCTGGAAAGAATGGAGCGATCTCAATTGAAGAAGCGCGCCAAGCAGAGACTGAGCTTGAGCTTAGAGAAGGCTTCAGGTTTGACGCAGGCTGGTCTTCCCAAGAATTTACGAATGACGAGAAAGGTAAACAAACTAAGTTTAATGACTCTCTTGTATTTGTTTCTGAAAAGCCACTTGAAAGTATTCAAGAAATCATGCCTATGTTAGAGAAGGCAGCTAGAGAAACAAGGCCGTTATTTATTGTTGCAGAGGATTATTCAAAAGAGGTTCTTGCTGGATTCATCATGAATGCTTCTAGGGGAACAATGAAAGTCTGTGTAGTTAAGGCTCCCTTATACGGGCAAGAGCGCAGAAACTTGCTCAGTGACTTGGCGATTAGTGTTGGTGCTAAGTTGTATAATCGGAAGAATACGCTTGATCTAAAGAACTTTAAACTAGAGGATTTTGGTAAGGCGGATAATATCGAAGTAACTAAAACATCAACAACAATTATTGGTGGAATGGGCGATGAAGAAGAACTAGACGCTCGCATTGAAAGTTTAAAGGAAGACATCAAAGAGGAAGATGATTTTAGTATTTGTGAGCAAATCCAAGAGCGTATAACTAGACTTAGTAGTGGCGTTGCTATTATTAAAGTTGGTGCATCATCTGAGATCGAATTGATTGAGAAAAAGCACCGAATTGAAGATGCCTTGGAGGCTGTAGGTGCCGCGCAGAAGAGCGGGATACATGCTGGCGGCGGTGTTGCTCTTATGAGGGCACAACGAGCCATGAAGAAGAAAGTAAAAGGAGAGACCGAAGCAGAGCGCGTCGGCTATCTTGTTGTTTTAGAATCGCTATCAGCACCGCTCAAGCAGATGTGTACGAACGCAGGGATTAGTAATCAAGTTGTTGATAAAGTTACTAGGATGAAAGGCAACTATGGCTATGATATTAAGTCAAATAAGAAAGTTGACATGGTTAAGATCGGGATCATTGATCCAGTGGCGGTAACATGCTCTGCTTTGATTAACGCAGTTTCTGTCGTTTCAACAGTTGTGACAACAAACTATGCAATCTTGGAGACTTAAAACTCCTTCCTAGAAAGTCCCTCCCTTGGTATAGTAAGACATAAGCTACCAAGGGAGGGGTTATGAGTGATGAGCAAAGAGATAGATTAATAGAGTTGCTATCTGACATTAATGTCGGATATAGTGAGCTAGCAAATAATGTTTATTCAGTAAAAGAAGTATTTTACCACTATCAAAATATTATAACTGATGAGACGTTTATGGTGATGTTAAATAATTTAGGAAAGAAGCAGGATAAGCTTTCAAAGATCTATGATGAAATAGGGTCGATTTTAGAAAATAAAAAAGACGTTGTTGAGAAACATAATCAGGAAGATCTTGATCTTAAGAAAAAAGAAGTCAAGAAAGAACTTGATGAAATGTTGGAAATACTAAAAGTTGATCCACTCTCAAGGAGATGATATGCATAATGTTGTAAGTATCAGTTTAATTTTAGCAGTGGCTCTTACTGTCACTATCCGAACCGACCATCTTAACGACGATTTTGTAAGTCCTTATTGGAGAGCTAGGAGCGGGTTTAAAATTGCAAAAGTGGATAGGCGTGTCTTACCCAAGGCAAGAAGAGTTGTAAATGCTTTCTCTTCAAGATACAAAAATAAACTTCTGAGAGAAACACTCAAATCTGTAAATATTGTCGGGATCTTTAGAATAGGAAAGATGAATTACAGTGGCTCTTATCGCCGTAATACAATAGTGTTGAAAGTCCCGATGAGACATTCTGACTTCTATCTTGAAAGAGTCTTGCATCATGAGTATTCGTCTATTCTTTTGAACAAATATTCTATGCCTTGGAAAGATAAATTAAAGTGGAAGCAGAGTTCTGATGTATACGGAGGCAAGAAACTTCGAAACTACTATCTTCGAAATAGTCAAGGAGCACGCTCTGAACACAAATCTCTTCTTCGAAAAGGGTTCTTAACTCCATATTCGGCCACAACTTTTGAAAATGATTTTAATATTCTAGCTGAATATTTATTTATGAAACCTAGGCATTTTAAATATCTTGCTAAAAAATATCCAAAAATACGGATTAAACGAGATATTGCCATAAGATACTATTGTAAACTTAAAGCGAGGATTAGTTGCAATTAACATTAATTCTTTTTCTTTTTTCACTAGGATACACTTTAAGTTGGTTTCAGACATACAGCCAAGTTGCTTGGGAATTTTGGAGTGATAAGCCGCTCTTAAGCGCATTAATCTATGCCATACCGACTAGTTTATTATTTTGGTATGGCACAAAATTAGGTTATGATTTCTTTAATAAAGAAGCGTGGACAGTTCGACTAATAATGTTTGCTGTATCATACTTGGTTTTTCCAATCTTGACACATTGTTTTATAGGAGAAACAATGTTTACCGGAAAAACTATAACTTGTGTTTTATTAAGTTTTTTAATAGTTTTAATACAAATATTTTGGAGATAATATGGATAATTTAGAAAAAGCTCTTGGTACAGAATACATCAAGACATATGCCGAAAAAAAATATGACGAAATGATAGCCGAAGAAAAAAAAAGAACAGATTTAGCGAAAAAAGACTACGAAGAAAGACATTCTAATTCTGAGCTTGAAAAGAAACCTGCTAAATTAAATGTGATCAGAGAGGCAATGCTCAGAATTGTCAATGTAAACGAAAATCTGAAGCATTTTGTCTTGGCTTTACCGGGAGCCACCAAGGGTGATATACAGGTTACACAGAAAGGAAGAGAGCTCACAGTAAAGACACCAAAGAGTCAATATGGATTTTACTCTACTTTACACAGGCGATTTTTTTTAAATCCACTTCAGCACGTTGAGGGTGTTTCCTACTCTGATGGACTACTATGTATAACAGTATTGGAAATAGAAGAAGAAGAACCTGAGGAATTTGTTCACGTTGTTATTTAACAATCTTTAAAAGCTGCCCGTGGGCAGCTTTTTTTGTTTTAGGGAACTTTCAAAAAGTTAGACTATTTGCATTTTTAAATACTAATTATAGTAGATTTTTGGAGACTATACTATATGAACGATATGAAACTTATAATGGAAAACTTCGACAAGAAAATTAAATTAAAACAAGAGCTTCTTAAAGAAGTTAACCTAAACGGAATGACTAACCAAGACATCCTTGCTTTGCTTGAAGAGTATGGAAAAAGTGTATGGGTTGTTTTTGACACCGAGACTATGGGTTTTGATCAGGTAAAGAATCAAATAACAGAAATTGCTGGTATTGCTATTGATGTTGGTAATTGGGAAACTGATCCTCAAGAAATTGAGACTTACCATAAGAAAATTACACTCTCTAGAAGCACGACTCGTTCTCTTGATTGGTATGTTCAACAAGCCTTAAAGACTGGTACACCACTTATCCGAGATCCTTTAAAGGGTAGACCAAACCCATTCGAGCTTCTAGACATGACTGGGTATTTTGAAGTTAACCCATCTATCGATCCTCAAACTGGCAAAGTAAATTATGGCAAGCTAGACGCAAGTGTTCCTCATGTTGATGAATTAGAAGCACTCTCTGGTTTCTATAAGTTTATTAGCAAATTTGGCGACAATACAATCATTTGTGCTCACAATGCTACTTTTGACATGCAAATGGTAAACACTAGAATGCATGGCAAGTCCCCAAGGTACAGGGTCTTTGACACGCTTCCTTTAATCCAATACTTCCTAATCCCAACTCTACATGCGCTTGCCGCCCAAGGCAACGAAGAAGCAATAGCGAAACTAGACGTGATTAAGAATGTATGGAAGAACGGTCGTGTCGTATACTCAGCATCTCTTGGTAAGGTTCGTGATATGTATGGAGTGACAGGTCAATGGCACTCTGCTCTCGCAGACGTTCAGATGACAATTCAAGTTGCTAAATATGTAATCCAGGAACTTAAAGCAAACCCTGACCTTGATATTTCTGAATTCCATGATGCGGCAGTTAGAAAGAAAAGAGGATATAAAAGCAACCCAGCAAAGAAATTAAAGGCTGCTGCTGGCCTTGAAGATATGGAAGCTTTGGCAGATCAGCTTCAACAACATGCCCAAGATGCTGGTAGAGAACTATCTGACGGAGATGCTCTATCCCTAGCAAAACAAATGAGAGCCGAGTGGGCACGAGAGAAACTTGAGAAGAAGGGTCAAGGCTGGAAACCTTCTGGTAGAGAAAAGAGGCGTCGTAAGATTAAGAAGAAAGATGCTTTCGAAAGATCACGACTCGATCCAGATAGTCCAGAAGGTCGTGCCCTTGAGATTCCACCAACAGGCAACTAAAGAGGCTAATTTTGAGAAATAAAATTATTAATGAATTCAATAATGTAGACCGAAAAACTCTTCATGATATTCAAGATCAGTTTACAATCGCTTATGAAATTGAGCTTGAGTCGCAAGACAATATCGGAGAGCCGGGAGAGGAGAGCGGCAATTACTATATGAACTCAGACCAGATCTATGAACGACTGGCTGAAACATACCATATGGATAACTACATTGATGATATTTATGAATATATTCGCGATAATGTATATAATCACAGTGGTGATATTGAAACCTACACTGAGAAACTAGAGGTTATTGCTGCTTTTGAAGCTACAGATCGAAAATCAAACCTTAATAAGAAAATTTTTGAAGCCTATAAGCAGTATATGGATTGGAAAAACAATTCTATTGCAGTTAATTTTCTGAGAGACCTTGTTGAGACTTATGATGCAGATGAGTTAGCGGGAAGGCTAACTCCCGGTTATGAACTTTATGACAATGACGGAGTTGGATTTGTTCCAAAAGGAAACTTATCTTTTGATTTTGAGAAAGGCCTAAAGAAAGCTGAGGATTACGGCCCTGAGGATGTCGCTAAGGGCATAAAGCCTCTTGAGGAAAATTACTCAGATTTCTTGCATAGGCTTTGGTGTTGTTTTGTTGTTGACCTTGAGTTTACAGAGTTTGCAAATAGAGAAGACGAGTTAGATGAGGTGTATGAATATGAGGAATTCTCAGTGTATACAACTCTATCTGTAATGGGCTTTAAAGAGTTAGCACTTGAGATAAAAAAAGAAGGAAGTAGTCTCTATACAGATCTTCAAGGCTCTTCTGATACAATAAATGAATTTGAGCCTTCTTGGTATGCTGATGGTTCTGACTTTCTACTGGAAATCGCACAAGGTATCTTAAGTGGCTTTAAAGATTTAGTTGAAGATCTAGCAGAGACAGAAGAGATCGACAATCCAGATGCCTGGGTCATTGAAGACTCACAAAGAGGAGGGGGCGAGCCAAAAGAGGTTCTAAGCCAGTATCTTCCAAAATTTATGAGAAGATGGGAAGATGAACTTAAATTTGAAGAAGATGGTTCACTTCAGAATGGTATTGAGTTCTCACCAGAAACCTATCTTGAAGGCCTCAAAGAAGCACAAGACTTTCTAAATGATTTCTTTGATGATTTTAATTACCAAAGCAACTTTAGATTTTCTAGTAGGACTGGGCTTCATATTAATATTGGCTTAGAAGCGTATGATGGTTCATTTAACTTAATGAAGGGTCTGTTATTCTTATCAGAACCACGAACAAAAAGCATTGATTCCAATAAGAAATATTATGCATATCAAGGAGCGAAAAGTCGCCTATACTCACAATGGGCAAGGGCACTTAGCCCAAAGGTTAGAGAGTTAATCATCAAAGAGTTAGCGATCGGAACTCAAGATCTTGGGCAACGTTTCCGAGAATTAACTTTTGAGAACGATACAATGCAACATGCCCTGTCCAACTTGGTTCTTAGAGCTAACAGAGAGAACGGAGTTAAGAGCACTGGGTTTAATGTTACTCACACTGAACACTTTCACTATGTCGAGTTTAGATACCCTGGACACGGGATGGATAAAGACGCGATTTATAATCTAACAGAATATTACTGCTATATCATTAAACTAATGACAGACCCTGAATATAAAAAGAAAGAATATATGAAGAAGCTCATTGGTTATATGTCCTTAGCGGAGAGCGAAGCCAGTAGCATAGAGAAAGAGCGTATAGATGTTATTAAGACTATACCGAAAGGCACTATTCTAAAAACTAATGTTGTCTTAACGAATTCTGACAACATTTTTGAAAGTCTTGACTCTTTTATAAATATATATGATGAATATAATGTTTGGTTGAATAGAGGAGGGAACACTCATGACGAAGAAGAGGATGCTCGTAATCTTGTAAACAGCAATATTATAGGTTTAAGAGGATCGGCTACTAAGTATATTAGGTTTGAAAAGCTTGTTAAAAGTAAAGATAAGACAGTTGTTAAATTTGATAGCTTTACTTTGAAAGATGGGTTTCAAAAAGAAGAGACTAGTGTGGCTCTCTTTCTAGCAATGTTTTCTGATCAGAGAACACTAGAAGACGCAAAACTCACAAAACCAACAACAAATGAGTTCTTCCCAGATAAAATTAGATCAAATAAGGAAATGGGTGGGTTTTTATCTAAATTTACTGTTGCTTATAACAATTTGTTTACGACAGAAGAAGGGAGGAGTTTGTTATATCTTCCTAGGGATAATCAACCAAAATTATTAAAACTATTAAAAACTCTAAAAGAATTTATTATAAAAAAACTACCATATTCTAAAGTTTATGAAGATAATCATATGTCTATGATGAAAAAAATAGAAAGCAATAACTCTTCTTATTATGAGAGGATTACTCTTCAAAACCGTCATGTAGTTTTTCGTAAGAAAGGGATAGATAATTTATTAATAAGAGTCTTTCGGCTTTCCTTGCACGTTTTGAATGAATTTACAACTCCGGCTTTTCTTGGAGAAAACAAAAACACGGCATTTCCTAAGAGAAAATACGCCAAACTTAGAAAAGGAACCACTTCTAAAGACCCAGTAATTCGAACTTTGAATTTTAATGAAGAACTTCAAATTTTAAAAACTGGAAAATACTTTGCAAAAGTTAAAACAAGTAAGAACGAAATTGGTTATGTTGCCCTCCAGAATCTAAGTAAAAAACCATTAAAAAGAATAAGTAAAAAAGCTCTAAACAAAGCAGCAAGAGACAATTCTATATCTTCAATCAACCCCACTGCTGGGGCTAGAGGTTAGGACTAGGGCAGGAGGAGGACAGGAGGGGGTCCATGCAGACCTGTAAAAGCCTATACTACGCTCTATAATTCCTCTCGTAGGCGAGGGCACCTTTGGAATAAGAGCGCCCTCTGATGAGGTTTCATCAACTAGTTTTATATAAATTGGATTATAAATAAAAGCAAACTTCTTTAGGGTCTAGAGTTAAGTTTCTTTATTTATTATAGCAAAACTTGTAATTCATAGAACTGAGTATAAAAAGTTTGCTCGCCTTCCTTAGAAATTTTCCTAAGATACAATCCTGTTGACTTTGATATAAGATTCATATATACTTTAAAACAAGAAAAAGAACTTCTCTTCTAGAATGTTTCTAGCAGGGAATTTGATTAGTAAATTACATTTCTAAAATTTCTAATCAAACTTAAACTACAACTTGAACAAGTAAGTAAAAACATCAAGTAGAGTTCTATATAGTGCAGCTTACTTTATCATCTATACAACAGTCAAGTATCAACTAGATGTTTGTATAGTGTGTTTAGTTTTAATATTTTGATTATATCATGACGTATTAGAAAAGAAAATAGCTTAAGAACAAGCAAAAACAATGAGTTGCATTGCTTGAACAATAATTCTGTTCACGATATGATGAAGCTCAACCAAACGAGGAGGGCCATAATGGCTAGTGCGAAAAAGAAGTCAGATCGAAAATGTGGATTTTGTGGAAAACTTGGACACGACAAGAGGACTTGTGTGGAAAAAAAGAATGCTGACTCTGTAACTAAGGCTTACATCAGCCAAGGCCGTAAAGACTTAAAAGAATACTTCATGAGTATTGGCCTTGGTATTGGTTCGGTTATTAGCCGTAGAGTTGTGATCTTTTCTAAAGATCAAACCGCATCTTTTAAAGATATTGTTGCGATCGTAACGCATATCGATCTAAAAGATCTTCTTGTAGACAACAATATTGATGTTATTACATATTCAAGACTAGATGATCTCAATTCAACATCATTGTCTGATTTTGGTATCCATTCTAAATATAACGTGAATGGGACTAAAATAAAAGTAGTCAAGCCGACATCTCAGAAAGAGATTCAGAATATGTTTGATAAAGCCTATAACTTTTAGGATACAAATGGCAACCTTTGATGAACTTTCTAAGAAAAAACAAAAATACTTCAACGTAGCGTTGAATGCAGCGAAACTTTCCGATTACGGAAAGTTTCGGCATGGTGCATTGCTTGTTAAAGGTGGTTCAATTATCAATATTGGCTATAACAACGGTGGACATTCTAAATTTGGCAGCTTTCATCGATGTCTTACACCAGGGGTTGCGACAAACCATGCTGAGATTAGCACAGTAAAGTGTCTTCCATGAAACGCAACAAAGAAGGCGATTCTCTATGTCGTAAGAATCAATAAAAACGATGAGATGGGCATGTCGAAGCCATGCCCTATATGCCACTCAGTTCTTGACAGCCTTGGTATTAAGAAAGTATTTTATAGCACTGGCTCTAATGAGTGGGAGAGTTATGGATTTGGATAGTCTTGTAGATAGAAAGGAGTTTATTTATATTCTTGATGAAACTTACTATCATATAAAATTAATAGATGAAACTTACTATTATTATTGGCACTTCCAACGCGAATCTCAACGTCTAAGTTGCCAGCAGGAAACCCGTGGCTTATTAAAAAGGAAACGATGGTTAGAAGACATGTTTGCCTGTGGATCTAGAAAAGTTTGTCCAAAAATGCCAATTTATTATGAGGAATAACATGAAGAAGTATGATTTAAAACTAATAAGAACAATTGATGGTCTATTTATCTTGATGACAATTAAAGCGAAGTCCTTTGAAGAGGCCGCATCTAGATCATATTTAGCAAAATCTAGAGTTCGACAAGAGAATAGACTAAACGGAGTCTTGCAGGATTGGAATATCTGCCATTTAATTGAAGTAATTTAATAATTGCTACTTTCATGGTATGATAAACTTGGCAGCCTCGCGGGCGCGCACATTATATAACGCCATTCACGGAGGTTGAACGACTTTCGAAATAGCACGGAGAGACAAAATGGATACACTGGTATTGAGCAGTGCTTATCAACCACTTAGAGCAGTTTCTTGGAAGAGAGCTATGGGGCTTATCAGCGCTGGGAAAGTAGAGGTTGTTAAGCAATACAAAAACAGGCAGATTAGAACTGCACATGAGACAATCAAAATCCCATCTATAATTAGATTTCTTGGTAAAGAAGTGATAAAACGCTTTCTTCACAAAAAGAAGATTCCCTACTCAAAAGACAATATTTGGATCAGAGATGAGGGCGAATGTCAATACTGTAGTAAAAAGTTAGAAAGACGTAAGTTTACCCTGGATCACATCTTGCCTATTAGCAAGGGTGGTAAGACTTCTTGGACAAATATTGTTGCATGTTGTCAAGAGTGTAATACTTATAAGAGAGATATGACTTTGAAGGAATCTAAGATGAAGCTTCGAAAAGAGCCAATTAGGCCTGCTCCATCAAATAAATATTTCAAAGACCCTGCTGCTGGTTTGAAAGGAAAGAACACGCACTGGACAGACTTTTTATATTAGGAGTATAACATGAAGAAGATTTTAGAGAGCTTTAGAAAATATGTTGAGGATAAGAAAAATAATGGCTTTGCATCAAAAGTAGATGAGACTGCTGCAAATACAATGTCAGCTATGTCTGTATTTGAAGAGGAAATGCTTGAGGAGGGATTTGAACCAGACTCAATCGACTATGAAGTTAGCGAGGTTAACGAGCCTGACCCTGAAGTGGCCCAAAGGTTCATAGACTCTTTATACGCGGGTAAGCGAGCAGGGTTCTTATCTCCCTACTCACTTCAAGAGCTTTCGGCAATGAACCTTTATTTAGTAAAGGGACATAACGCAGGCTTTGCTGTAAAACCCGATGGCGATATTGTCAGTGTTCATAATAATTCTGAACTCCGTAGACTTGGGAGTGAGTTCATGAGAAAAGCCATCGAAGTTGGTGGTGTGAAGCTAGATCACTTCGATGGCTTTCTCAGTGGACTGTATCGTAAATATGGCTTTACAGATGTGACTGAGATGTATGAGTGGGATGAGCAATACAAGCCGAAAGCTTGGACTTATTCCGCAGTGGATATTACAAACCCAAAAACTTCGGTCTACTCAGAAGCATTTAGCGAATTGACACACCAAGATTCAAAGACTTCACCAGACTTGACCCTTAGTGAAGAATCTACTATAGTGGTCATCGAAGGCGGCTTGAAGTTCGAGATCGTTCCAAGAAATAAATTTAATCAGTATAAATACGGAAGACCAGATGTGATCTTTCGACAATTAAAACAATAAGGAAAATATGAACCTAGCGAGAGTACACACTGCCTGCACAATCGATGCAGAGCAGGTCGTAGCTGTATGGTCTGAAATGTATGCAGATCCAAAACTAGATAAAGCAAATTACTTAACCAAGGTTTGCTTTAAAAACGGCTTCGTTCTAACTGTTGCTGGATATGATTCTAAGGACGATGCTGACCAAATGGTCCACCTAATCACAGATAAAATGGAGAGTTATGTATAGTATAAGTAACGCTAAGTTTACCCCAAGCGGAATGAAAATCCTAGAAGATATGACAGAGATGGATCTTCCTAGTTTTTTTAGTCAAGTAAAAGGCTCTCAAGAGTTTTACAATAAACATAAAGACATGCTTGAGGCTGGTGGTGTTATTTGTGGTGGCAAACTGCGACGTGCTTGGCTTTCAAAGGATATGAATGCCACCAAGGGGAAGCGAAGTTCTCACTCCCCTTGGTGGCAAAAACCCAAAGAATGTGACATCGACATTTATGTAACAGACGAAGCTGATGTGTATGGAGTTTGTAAGGCTCTTGAGAAAGAAGGCGGAAACTCACTTAAAACAGCGGAAATGGAAAAATCACTTAAAAACGAAGTTAAGGAACTTGAACGAAAGTTTGGTGTCCAGATCGACAGATATTACATTGACAAAGGATTCAATAAGGCTTTTAAGAAGCTTAAGAGCTACTTTAATAAAAAAGAAGTCAAGAGTAGTGGTGTTCATGTAACATATAATGCAATTAATTACAAGATTAAAGACACTAAATATCAAGTTGTTGAGTTCCTTGAGGGACAGGAGACAGTTCCTAAGATTCTTGGCAATTTCGACATTATCAACTGTATGATTGGTATGTCAAAAGATAAGATTTATTATCATAAAGAGGCTCTCGATCTAATCGATAAGAAGATTCTAAAGTTTAATGACAATCCAATCTCTATGAGAACTTCTGAGTTCATTCATTTCAGTCGGATTTCAAGATACTTTGCTATGGAAGAGCACAACGAGATCCATAATCCTAAGTTGTTTCGAAAAGCTATTGCTGCGAGACGGCAGGCCTCTCCTTATAGCAGGAACAAAATTGATTGGGAAGAAAAGTCTCTTTACAGATTTGCATTCTCAAAACTAAGGACAAAAGACTTGTCACAGTTCCTGTTGATTTGTAATAGTATTGATGATTATGTAACCAAAGAGATTCACAAGAGAATCAAGTAGGAAATCAATGGTATTTTCAACAATTATGAGTGGAGTGAGTTCTAATTCAATATCACCTTTCTTTATGCCGACTGTTGAAAAAGGTAAGGGGCTTAAGATTATTAAGGTAGGTCTTGCAGAAGCAGTAAAGAAAGGACTACTTCCGAGTGACTTGCCAAAGCTTGTTGAAAGTCCTATGGTCAAGCACCTTTTGGATAAGGATGGTATGCTTGCGGGTGGTGCTCTAAGAAGGACAATCGTTCGTGGTTCTTGCATCGATTTGGTAAAATACAAGATCGGCAAGAGCCACACAGACGGCGAACTAAGGCCAGAACTTCTGTTGGGTGGCGAGGTTGCTTTTGATTTAGATTTTTATTTTGAGTCAATAGGGGCAACTGTGGATGCTATCCAAAGCATTGAAGCCGATATGTTGCTCAAGAGAGCTTCATCTTCTTATTGTGCAACTACATTTGTTATACCGAAAGGTATGTCTCCTTACGATGGCGAGACTCATGGACAGATAATTGACAACAAGAATAAAAATTCATTTGAAGAAATTCTACAGAGTTTTGATATTGTCAATTGTATGTTAGGGATTACCAAGACGCATTTCTATTATGCTGAAGAAGCTTATGACGCTATTGTTAATAACACAATTCGAGTGAATAAAGAGCTTGAAGCTTACAAGTCTGAAGAGGAGATTACAGATCATCAATATCGATTTAGGATGAAAAGATATATTAAATATCTTGACATGCCAGAACATCGTGTTATGTGTTCCAAGACAGCAGATTTTATCTTAACAAGGATTTTGAATCGCAAAGTAGAGCAACGAGATATGTATATTTCTACTAACCTTAGTGACTCCTTGGTTCCCGTTGTCAACAGATTGATTGATCAAGCTAGCCTAGCAACTCTTGTGGGTATGTATGGAAACTGTAAGTTCAGGGACGAACGGATTGATTTAAGATTTAGTGACTACAAAAAGGAAAAGAAGTGAGCAAAATAAAAGTAGGGATTGTTATTTACTATGTTCCATACAATACTGTAGTATATGAAAGAGATTTCGGATTAGTAACCGAGATAATTGATTGCAATTTTGAGGTGACTTCACTAAAGAATGGACTTGGGGATGAGCGAATATTTCCTTTGAAATATCTTGGAAAAAAAATCTTTCTAAATAAAGCAACTGCTGACAAAGTTGCCGAGCAAAGAACCAATCATTGACAAGAAGTGTGATCTGCCGTAGAATTAAGGACCGGCAACAAGAGGGAGTATAAACCAATGATCTACATTATAAACATCTATAGTTAAGGATTAGCTATGACTAGAGAAGAAGTTAAAAAGCACGGCTGGCCTATCGGAACCGTCTTAAGGATCAGGGAAGACATTAGACGAAATAATCACATCATGCTCATTGTAGGTGGTCTGGTAAAGAAAGAAAAAGATTACCCAGGTTTGAGAGCTGGTGAGTACCAGCAAGATGCCGTAAATTTAGCCAATTTTCTTAAAGAGGAAAGGATCTTATCTTTAGCAACATGGGATAAGTTGGAGGACTAAATATGTCTGACGAAGAACTTAAAGTAAGCGGCTACAAGATTGGATCTGTGATCTATACAATATTGGACAGTGTAATAGATCCGAGAAAACATACATATCTGATTACTGGGCCTTTAACTAGAGAAAAACCCTTTACGAATGTGTTGTATGATACAAGTTATGTACAAAAAGCTGTTTTTCTTTATGACACTAGTAGAGAAACTGAATTATATATTCTTTGTCCAAATTTAACACTAAGTGAAAAACGTGTAATATGAAATCAACAAGTTCGAAAGAGCTTGCAAGAAAGTCCCCTCCACGCTATGATGGGAGGGCGAAAGAGGCTGGTGTGGTGGAATGGTAGACACGCTGGTTTTAGGTACCAGTGCCGCAAGGCGTGCAGGTTCAAGTCCTGTCACCAGTACCGTAAGGAAGCATCCTGAATAAGATGTTACAGCTTGTTTTCAGCGAGTAAAAACTATTCAACATACGAAAGGGAACTTCAAGTGAGTTCCTCCTGTTTAGAGTTATATCCTCTAAACAGATTTGACAATTGAATACAATAGCAGCACAGGTGTGAAATAATCATCTAGTGCTGCTCTATGCGAGAGTGGTGGAATGGTATACACAGGACACTTAAAATGTTCTGGCCTTTATGGCCATGCGGGTTCGATTCCCGTCTCTCGTACTGTTTTCCCTGAGCATGGAGTCCGACACATTAGGACATAACTGCTTAACGCGAATAAGGATCATTTGGTAGATCATCTGCCTTCCAAGCAGACCATCGTGCGGGTTCGAACCCCGCTATTCGCTCTGACCCTCCTAAATATGAGGACATCTCCAGAACATCTGCTCTGATGAGACCGAAACCGAAAAACTGTTTATGACCAGTAATCCTGAATAAGATTATGTTCTCCTGGGCGTGCAAAGCTTCGGAGATTAAAACTGTTCAATATCTATGTGTGGCGAAATTTGGTATCGCGCTCCGTTTGGGTCGGAGAGATTGGAGGTTCAAATCCTCTCACATAGACCTTATAGACTTCAAGAAGGGTTTACTATGAAGGAAACAGGAATCATCCTTGGGCAAGAATATAAATGGATTGTGAATGGTCAAATAGCTATAGTTATAGGTTATGATGAAACGAGAGCGTTCCCATTCGACATTTTTGTATGCAACTGTCTTGAAAGACTCACTTCCTATAGGTGTGCATCCCGAATGGAGCTTTCAACTTTCCCTGGTTCCAAAAAATATCCTGTATT